GCTGGAGAGCCTTTTTCGCTGAACCGCTTGTAAAGTAGCCCTGCAAGGTGGTGATACTCGTCTTGTTGGTGGATATGCCCGAAGCGTTCACCCCTTCTGCCTTTTTCGCTCTTGTTACCTCGTCAGATATAGACTTATTGATTCCGTCAACAATACCGCTCAAAGTGTCAGTCTGTGCAATATTTGCGAGGAAGCTCACTACCTCGTTCCACTTATTGATAATGCCGTCCGCAGTCTCCTCGTCAGTAGTCATAAGTGCATACCAACCATAAGCGCTATCCCAATGACTTACTTTTGTCGATGAAATACCGTCCAATACAGACTTATTGCTATGAGTATGCTTTGCCGATACCGCACCATCCCAAGCTGTCTGCTTTGCAATAGTAGGAATGGAGTAACCAGAAGCAAAGCTGATAGCAAACGTACCGCTTGTTGTGATGGTCTTTGTTGCGCACGCCAAACCTGTAGGAAGTGTAAGTCCTACAGATGTAACAGTACCCTTGTTGGTGGTATAGCCCTTTGCATCAATCTCCGCTTTGGTATAATAGCTTGCGAGAGACTGATGGGTAGTCAGATACCCAGCATCGTTGGTAAGCTGGCTTACCTTCGTGATGCGGTCAGTGATTTCCGCCCACTTGTGGGTATGCGCACTAGGTGCGAACGTTGATGGTTTACCCGTGATGTTATTCCAAGATAGGCTCAGACCGCCAAGCTCTGTGGCTATATTGTCAATACGGCTGCTGATAGCCTTGATAGCATAGGCATTCGGAATGCTAGTCAAGTCTGCATCCGTATAATTCCCCTCTATGATTCTCGCATAGCTGATTACGCTTGCATTCAATCCGCCACCGCCTGAAACACTACTTGCTCCGTATGCTGTGATACCGCCTGTGGCATAGAGATTACCATCAATCTTGATAGCCTTATTGGTTGCATCATATGTGAGCTTAATGCCGTGAAAGGTGATTGCGCCCTCGAATGTAGCATCGCCCGAAACACCCAATTTGGTGAATGGAGCGTTTGGCTTCAAAGACACAAGGTCAGCAACGCTCGTTCCTGCACTTCCTGCCTTCCAAGTCGGCTCGAAGAAGGTGAGGTATGCGCCAAGATTCTTCTCGCTGATGATGAAAGAGGTAGGGTCTGCGTGAACCTTTCCGTCCACGTCCCACCAGATAGCACCGTTGGCAAGGTAGCCAGAGCCATCGAAGCGGACGAGGGAGGTTGCAGGGGTAAGATTTCCGCTATTATAGTCCTTATCCACCATACGACCGCCCCACCACGTTGCGATACTCTTCTTTCCTCTATTCGGGTCTATAGCTCCGTTGATACCGCTCTGAACGTTTCCCTCTGCGTCTCTCAAAGCGAGGAGTGTTGTCATCACAAGACCACCATCAATATCTGTAGTCTGACCGAGCGCATCCTTGATATACTTGTAACCTGCAAGGTCAGTAATATTCTGCTTCAAGTCACCATATATCTTGCTAGTGATATAGGCGTTCGCCAAACCCAATTTGTCATAGAATGCACTGTATGCTGACTGGAAGTTGGTGAACTTCGTTCCAACGGCTGAAACGATGGTAGCCTTGCCGTTTGTATCAGCCGCATTGTATCTTGTCGAAATATCGGAGAGATACTTGATGAGTTCCGTCTTGGCAGTCGTGAGGTTAGCAAAAGCGGTATTGAGGTTGATGAGTTCCTTGGTGCCCTTCAGTACCTCTGCATCCTTCACCTCATTATATGACTTCTGCGCTGCCGCAAAATCATCTTCGAGTCGCTTTGAGTCCTGCGCCATAGCCGCAATCTCCGATGGCTCAAGATAGCCATCTGTAACATAATTATCGAATGCCTTTTTGTTGGTAATGACGGTAGTTCCTAATTTGCTGATGTCACCCTGCGCCTTTTCTGCCGCCTTCTGCGCTTTCTCCGCCGCTGCCTTGGCTGCGTTCGCAACAGTATCATCGGTATATTTCGAGGCTTTAATCCAATCACCGATTACGAACTGAGAACCAGCACCCTTTGCAGTCTGGCAGCGCAATACCTCATTCTTGTAGGTACTGCCATCTGTAGGATAGGTAGCGTTAACCCAAATATCGCCCACCTGATAGGGCGGAATAGGTTGTGTGCTGAATACCTTCATCTTGCCATCTGCCGTCTCCTGAGCCTTGCTTGCATCGGATAGGGCTTTGGCGATGTCGGTATCTGTAATGATAGTCCACTTATAGGTGTTGCCATCCTTGGCAAAGCGGTATGCCTTGCCCGTCTTGTTGTCATAATAAAGGTCGCCCAAATGGGTATCTTTTTCCTTGTCTGTCGCCCAACTGCTGGCTGGGGCATTCTTCAAAGTAGGCACACCATCGTAAAACCACGTCTCGATAGCTCCGTCAACCTGATTCTGCAAATCAGTTATCACCTGCGAGTTCTTGATGAGATTGTTCACCTGCTCCTCGGTCAAGCCCTTTGCTGAGTTCTCCTTAATATACTGAGACAGTTCCTTGCCATCCACGGTAGATTTGGCAGAAATCTTGCCTTTAACAGATACCTGCTTGGCTGCGCTGTCATATTTTATGTAGCTACTACCCTCATAGCCATTCTCCTTAGTAGGTCGGTCGCCTACATACATATCACCATAGACATTAAAAAATGCCTTGTTAGTCTGCTTGTTCACACCATACTCCACGTACTCCTTGTTTGCAAAGGAATAGCTGTTGATGCCGTGATAGAGGCTGACGGATGGCGAATAGGTATCTACCGCCGAGAAGATAAGGCAGTTTTGACGTTCTACATCGGTTCTATTACCGCACTGCGACAACACATCACCTTTAGCAGGTACGTCGCTTGCCGTAGCGCAATCGGTATCGGAAAGGTCGATATAATGATACTTCTTTCCTTCCAGCTCTACAGGGTCTTCATCGCGACCGATTACCAATCGCCAATAAAAGTGATTGCCAACTTTGTGGTAAGTGCCCTTGCGTACATTGAATGATTCCGAGCGCACTTGGTCGTTAACAGCGAAATCATTATCTACAGAATCACCTTCCTGCTCTGCTAAGAAATAGCAACGATAAGCCTTCTGTGACACATTATTATATGTCACAGTAACCTCTTCCACCTTGTGAGCCACCACGCCACCAGCAGGAGAGATTATCTCCTTACCGCCGATTGTAGATGTCTTCTTGATTACCAGCTCCTCGAATATAGCCTTCATTCTCACCTCCAGGTAATCGGTGATGAGATGCGAACGACCTTCTGCATCGGGAGTCCACGAACCGCCGTTCTCATTGTTGGAGTTACCGACAACCAAACCACTTAAAAGCTTCTGAATCTTCTCCCAAGTGATTGTGCCCTTGGCGATGTCGTCAAACTGCTTAGACAGAAAGTTATCACTTCCGTACTTCGCAATGATGTTTCTTAGCTGAGAAACGGAATATCCACCTCCATTACCGCTACTTCCTCCGCTTGCAATGATTGTCTGTACATCTTCTTTAAGCTGGGTGATAGTACCCTTAATCACTTGATTACCTAATGTAATCGTTTGTATGAAACCAAAATCAATATTGGTCGATAATTTCAATACTCTTGTTGCAAGTTCATATCCGTGTCCGTCCTTATACGTTACGCTCTGTCCTATTTGCAGTTCAGGATTTTCCTCCAAGAATACATCTGAATATGATTTAATCTCATAGTTATTCAAATCTGATAGTAATCGCACAATTCCCTCTTTTGCCTTTTCCAATAATCTATTTTGAGCATCCTCATAATAGATAGAATCGGACATAGCAATATTGTAGAGAACAGTAATATTGCACTTTAAAGAAGGCATACTTTCTCCACGAGGAATGAGCATATCAGCAGCATTTGTAGGTATGATAACTTCATTATCTTCTTGATAGATAATTTCGTAATCACCAGCCAATACGGAGAAATTACTATCACTAACATCGTCTGACGTGTGCGAAGATGATGCCTCTTTATGATAAGTAAGCTCAAATCCTACATATTCGCCATTAGAGCCACGTCCTGCAAGGGGAGTAGAAAGCGCACCCGTATTAAAATTAGCTTCGAACGAGCAGCCGATATTCTTTCCATTGATAAGTAAATCATCGGTAATCTGAAAGTCGTACCAGTAATGAGTAACGCCATCATCAACTGTTGTATTGATAATCGTCTTCCCTTCTACTTTTTCTGTTGTAGGATAAGCCAATCTCATATACCATACTGTAGAAGTCTTGTATTCCTTAATAGACCCATCAGCATTATATGAGATAGGAATTTTCTCATTATTCTCATCAAGCACATACTTAACTCGCCCACGCACATTATATACATAGGTGTTGATAGAAGGGAAAATTTGAGAAAAATCAAGTACCTTCGTAAAGAGAGGTTCATTTATTTTATCCACTCTTAGGTCAAGTGTAGAATACTTATCAATAGAGTAGGAGCGTTCCTTTCCGTCTATTGATATTGTACCATTGCCCTCATCTAATTGCAGACGAATATCGCCAGATGATACATTCTCACCTTTGCTATTTACTTGTGTAATATTTCTTGTACCGCCGAAGATAGAGAAAGCGTTATAGTAGCCTTCTTTGCTATTATTGATACTTGGTACACCTACATTCTTTCCAACCTCTAAAACAACAGGAGTTGCGCCGATTAAGACCTTACCGATGTAGATAATCTCATCATCATAGTCAATATGCCATTCGCAGTTATCTCCAATAGCATTTGTAATTGCTGTAAGTGCAGAAATAAAATCGTTATCGCTGAATGATACATTGACAGTGTTTGCCGTTACACTTGAAAAGATAACTTTCCATCCGCATTCTCCAAACATCAAATCCTTATTAAGGAAATCTGCAATCTTACCACTGAGAGCGGAAGTTGTGCCAATGAAAGACCATACATTTTGTTTTACCTCTACATTCTGTGAATTACGGGTATAGATAAAAAATGGGGTCTTAGACAGAATCATCTTTGGGTGCTGAAACTGAGGAGTGTACTTCCAAGAGCATTCATCTGTTTGAATAGGCTCGTATGATTCTAAGAGGAGGAACTTCCTTGTCACTTCTCTTACTTTGTCTATCTTATATGTATAATTAATATACGCACCAACGGGCAGAATAACTTTCTCAGCAGCGGAGAAAGACAGAGTAATGTAATCAGACTTAGACATTTCCTGTTCTCTCTTCGCCGCTGATGTTACTTCTGCTTGCATCAGCAATTTATCGTTTATATCATATATCTTAATCATAACTTAATTCTATCATTCGGGTTGTACTCCGTTAATTTGAGTACAAATTTACCTCTTTTTAGACCATAATCACCAAACTGCGAGCATTGCGTGTAAACAAGTTTAAAAACCCTCTTTAAGCGAGGAACTTTTAAGCAAAACTCACCCGAATAAGCTATCTTATTAAGAAAAGCTTCATATTTCTGCAAGTAATCTTCTTCCGAACCGCCTTCAAGAAAGAAAGAGATACTTACGTCACGCTTATCTTTCTTGGCATACTTCGATGTGGCGATAACCGATTGTCCATGCTCTAATCGGCTATTGTTCGTCACATAGCTTTTTACTGGTGCTGGGGTCAGCAAGGCTTCTCGCCAACCCCTTACCAATGTAATACCGAAAGTATCAAGGTCAACGTAAGCAGAATCCGCTTCATCGACCAATTTAATAAAAGCATCATTCTTCATAACTTAATACTTATCCTTCATTAATTTATACATACTTGCGATGTCCTCACGTATCAATATAATAGGTGCAGTATTCTTATTAATTGCTTCCAACTGCTCCAACCCCTGATACTGAATATCTCGCATTTCTGAGATATTGTTATATGTCTGTTCGGCATAGATGCGCAAAAAAGAAACATCAACGGCGATAGCCTTACGAACCTCATTACCTTGCTCTTGGGCAATCTGCACCGCATAACCGATACCGATAAGGCTGCTTGCTTGGTCTGCGGTGATAGCCTCGATACCTTTACCCGTTGCCGTCTGCTGAGATTGCGCCTCTTTATACCCTGTTATTGCAGCAATATTATCTCTTATCTTCAAACCTTCATCAACGATGTTATCATACTCTTTTTTAAGTATATCCAAATCGTCATTAGAGAGCTGTCCTTGCTTCATCTTATCTGCCCATTTTTCATAAAGGGCTTTAAGTCTCTTATTAGCAAGGTCATCAACGGCAAAATTAAGCATAGACTTATTGAGCATCGTTGTGAAATCATTTGCGAAATCTTGCGCCGATTTACTCATATCCATAAGATTGCTGATAAAGTTGTCCTTTAACGAATCGAAGGTTGTCTGCGTAAGATTCTGATTGATTTTATCAGTCAGCTCTTCAAGCTTCTCGGCAAGGTCGGTATAGTTCTCCCAATACTCAGTTTTATCATACTTACCCTGGTCTGTCATATTCTTCCATACATCTTGGTTGTATGTGCGAATATCCTTCATCTGCTCTGGGGTAAGCTTATAAATATCCTCCAAAGAACTTACCTTGTTTATCGTAGAATTAACATAACCACCTCTGACCGCTGATTGCTGTGCTAACGTGCGATTGATAGCTGCATAGTCCTGCGCTGACAGATTCCAATAATAAGCGTTAGAGTGATGCGAGCCGTGGTAACCCATCTGCGATTGAAGAATTTCCATACTCTGCTTATTGATTTGCTTCTGAGCATCATAGGCTTTCTGATAATTGCTGACGGCACTCATTCCCGAAGTCTTATCAATCGAACTCTTCAACTGCTCAATAGAGTATTGCAATCGCTCGTTGGATTCTGTAAGGCGATTTGTTGTCTCCGCAACCTCCTTCGCATTACTTCCATTGCCGATACCAAGAGCACTACCAAGCGATTTGATAGCCCCTACGCCGTTAATAGCTGCTCCGATATAGTTGCCCGTAGCAAAGTCTGATGCCGCTTGCGAACCCTTATTGAAGGCATCTGCACCACTTTTAAGCTTCTTTCCAAGGTCTGAATCACCGAAGCCGAGAGCATCAATCAATTCACTTGCTTCTTGTAGTTTCTTCGCAACATTACTGATGCTTTCCGCCCATTCGTTTGCAATCTCCTTGATAGACTTTCTTGCCTTATCTTGTGATACATTTGCATCTTCTTGTGCCTTCTTTACGTCCTTTGTTGCCTTTCCGACCTTTACCTCAGAAACAGCGAGTTCATCAAAGAGTTTCTTTAATTTTTCAAGCTGTTCATTACTGAGGTTCATCTTATTCTCATTGAAGAATGTGCTTTTATTCTGAGAGGTTATCTTATCGGTACTCACAGATACCCCCGTCTGCGCAAAGACTTTCTGTATAGCAATTTTCGTAGAAGACAGCTGCTCTTGTACATTATATTGCTCTACTGTAGCTTTTCTTAATCGCTCTTGTGCATCAGCAGCCTCTTGTAAGAGCCGATTATATTCTCGCACCTTCTCGTTAGACCATCCCCACTTATCGGTCTGCTCTGAAATTGCATCATCAATCTTAGCAATCTGTTCTGACACAACCTTCATATCATCAATATCAAGAGTACCCGAACCGAGAAGGTCTTTGAGCTTTTTTCTTAGGTCTTCGAGATAAGATTTGCTCAATCTTCCCATATCAGAGAAAACAGAATCCCAGTTGATAGAATCCTTGAAATCATTAAAGTTGAGCTTCTTTAACTGCTCTTCAAGGTCAGTTTTCAACTTTGCTTCCTCGAAAAGATTACCTTTAGCCCTTGCTTCTTTGATTTTCTCGTTATACTCCTCAACGATAGCGAGCTTCTGCTGTTCGAGGTTACCATACTCCTTCAGGTATTCACGATATGATTTTAATTCATCAGCATAAATCTCATTATTGTATGATTCTATGGTCTTCTGTTCAATGATGGTGTACTGCTCGGTAATCTTCTTAATATTCTTTGAATCAAGATGTTTCTTATCATCCCAAGTCTCAGCCTTACCACCCTTTGCCTTAATAACAGACTGCTGTGCGTCAAATTCAGCTTTCTGTCGGTCACGCTCTGCCTTGATAGCTGCATTCTTTCGCTCTTCAATCTGCTCAATTTCTTTGGATAGCTCTCTTTTGCGCTCGGCAATAACCTTCTCTTCGCCTTCTTTCATCGCCTTAATCTTTGCATCGGTTACCTCTTGTTCCAAAGATTGCCAAGCTTTTGCTCTTTCGTAAGCATTCTTATAGATAACATCATCAAGCTTCCCTTCTGCTGAATTAATCTGCTTCTGTTGAGTAGCATCTTTCTTAACATCCGATTTTGCTTTATTCGCTAGAGAACGTTTTGCTGATTCCTCTTGTCTGATGAGCATTCTCTGTTCGCTATTCTGTTGAACTTGCGTTCTAAGAACCTGCATTCTAAGTTCACGCTCTGCGGCAATATCCTTCAAAGATTGAGTATGCAATTTAGCTTGCTTCTCATGTAACTCAACGAGCTGTTGCTGCTGCTTTATCTGAAAATCGTATTTCTGCTTAACAAGAGCCTTTGCCTCCTCAATGGCAGCGATTTTCTCCTTTCCTTGTAAGGTATATATTTTATTTCTTGCCTCGGCAATTTTTCCGTCAAGTTTAAGCTGTGTTTCTTTATTTTTATTGATAGCTATCTGTGTTTCCTGAATCTTACCTGCTAGGGAAGCCGCCTGCTCTGCCTTTGATAGTATTCCATTGAATGCCGCTCCTAACTTCTTTGATAAATCTTCATTAGTAAAAGCATCATAAGCAGTTTTAACCGCACCAATCGCCCCAGATACTCCCGTCTTGAATACATCAATAACAGTTTCGCCAGCACCTTTAATTCCATCCCAGGTTTTTTTGAGACCAGCAGTAAAGGTGTCCCAATCCATATTTAATACACCTTTTATGGTCGTTCCAAGACCACCAATAAGGTTCACCGCTGCTTTAACTGCGGTTTTAAACGTCTTCACGAAGTTATTACCGAAGTCACGAAGAGGAGCGTTTGGCTTAGTGAAGCACTTGTACAAGTACTCTCCGAAGATAATCACAATATCAGTGATAGACTTAGCAAGAGAACCAAAGTAAGCCATCAGCTTCGTATAGACCTTCTGCCCCTCTGCGGATTTAGTCATCCATGTATGCACCGCCTTGAAAGCAAGAGCGATTGCTGCAATTACCGCACCTACAGGCGTTGCACACATACCCCATAGAGCCTTTGTTACGGACTTAATAGCCGTAAGAGACCCCGTTACGGGAATACCAAGAGCCTTGAAAGCTTCGCCGACCTTACCAATCTCACCTTGCAACTTACCATTGGCAGTCATTACATTGATGATACCGTCTTTAAAATCACTTAGACCAGACTTTGCTTGTGCGAACTCCTCACTAAAGCGCTGACCGATGGAAGAACCGCTTACTTTTGCTTTCAGCTCATCAATAGGTTGAGTTATTTTATCTTTTATGCTCTGTCCGAAATCGGAAATCTTCTGCCCGAAATCAGAAATCTGATTGCGCAATCTACCGATAAAAGTCTCTTCGTTCTTCTCACGGATAGCCTCTTGCAATACAGATATATTATTCTTTGTCTTTTCAATCTCAGACTGTAGTTTCTGCAAGTCTTCTTTCTGCTTTTCTCCAAGTGGCTTTCCATCCATCTTAGAAGCTTCTGCTTCTAAATCTTGCAATTTCTGCTTACTCTCATCAATCTTAGAAGTCAGTTCTGATAACGATGTGTCCTCAACATTGATTTTAACAGTTGATGTTGCATCAGACTGAACGATGGTTGAACCACCCTGAATCTTATTCGCAGCTTCGAGAAGAGCATTGTATTGCTGAAGGTCTGCATTAAGTCGCTGCTGTTCTGTTTGCCAATCATTAATTTTTGATTGAAGGGCATCAATATTTGCCTGTGCTTTCTCAATAAGCTGATTGTAATAGTTAGCACCATTTCCCGTTTCGTTATCCGCAGCAGAAAGATTTGCAAGAGCATTCTTGTAGCTCTCAATCTTTGATTTCTGTACCTCAATCTTCTTTGTTGCCTCCTCAATATTTTTGGCAAAATCAGTCGTGCTAAGTTTGTTCTGAATATCTTCAATGGTCTTCTCGTACAACTTCATATCCGCTTTCAGCTCCTTTGCACTCTCGGATTGCATTCGTTCAATCTCAGCACGACCCGAAGCAACGGAAATATATTGCTGCAAAGCTTCTGTCAGATGTCTAGTTGCCTCTACGTTCTGATTTTCCGCTTCGGCATTCTGTGTTGCCGCCTCGGCATTTGCCACGTGAGCTGCTGCTTCTGCTGATGTAGCGGTTGCTGCCGTTGTAGCCGTAGCCCCTACAGCAATATTCGTTGCGGATTGAACACCATTTGCGCTTGTGCTTGCAACGGAGAAAGCACTCAATGCTTGATACGCACCATTTACCTGAGAGATAGAGTTTCTCACACCATCATAAGATTCAACAAGGTCTTTTACATCACCTTTCGCCAATTCCAAAGAATGCTTTTGAGCATCAATCTGCTTAGTAAGCGAACCGAATGCCTCTGAGCCTTTTTCCGTCTTAGCTAACTGCTCGTTAAGTTTACCGATAGTACCTTCAATGGTTTCTACTCGTTTATTGGCAGTATCAATCATTTCTGGTACTACCTGTATCCCCTTTGTGGCTTCATCCATAGCAGATTTGAGAACCTGCATAGCCTTGGTGGTCTTTGTTGCAAGGTCTTCATCGGATTGCGCCACATCGTTAAGTGCCTTATTCATTCTCTGAGATAAAGCTTCTGTATCAACGCCGACACGGTTCAAACCATCACATAGCTTATCAAGTGATGCTTGAATATCGGAAATATCCATCTGTCCGCTGATTCCAAGTATTTCATCTGCTGCTGCCATATTGTTTGCTTATTTATGTGATTATTACATCATGCCCATAAAGAAATCATTAGCAGAGATTGGCTCATCTATCTTATGATACTCTTTTTGTGGCTTCTTTTGCTGTCTGCTGCCTTTTCTCGGTTCGTCCTTGGTATTTGTATTAAAGGACGGAATCGAGCGGTTAAGCAGTATAATATTAAGGTATGAGCGATTAAATACGACCTCCTCGTAACTCATACGAAAGTACTTCATTACTGCTCCGATTGTTGCCCACGGGGAGTCGTTTTCGGCTCCGTCATTATCTTCGTCTGGGTCAGGAAAGTTATAGAGGTTAAGAAAAAATTTGCATTAAACGAACCGCTGATGAACTTCACAAGCTCATTGAATGCCATAATATCAAGGTGCTTGCGTATATATCGCCCCCATACTTTGCGTGCCCACTTCTTGCGAAAGGCGCACACGATAAAAATCTCGCTCATTAAACGAGCTGTCTCAGAGTGCTCAAATAAGAGAGGGATAATATTAATCATATCGCCTTCTTTCCATGTTGGTTCTTTGATAGAGTTACCGAATACACCCATTTCATAAATCTGCATAAAGGTAAGTGGCTTCACTTTAAAGCGAAACATACCAACCTTAATCTTTACAGATGCCTCGGAAAGTGTCTTTGCTACCTTTTCTTTATCTGATGTTTTCATATCAAAATATGTTTTATAACATAAAAAGCGGTGCGGCTTGGGAAAGTTCCCTTACCTCACCGCCTTTTGAAGTTTAATTTTAATCTTTTATCTAAATGAAAGTCTTAGACATCGCCAGCTGTAATATCCTTGGTAAGAATATTACGATGACCGCTCTTCTTGTCACCCTTTGCATCGAATACCGCCATCTGACGGAACTCAATGTTAAGATTAGGAAGTCCACTCTTACCGATAGAACCACTGCGAGTGATTGTAAGTTTCATCTTAGACCACTGGAAGGTACGAGAAGGAATATCATCCAAATCTTTTGTTACAATCTGTACAGCCTTGTAAATCTCGGTTTCTTGTGGAAGCTCATTCAACCAACCATTCTTACCACCAGTACCAGAATCCTTTGTATAACCAAGAAGCTTCGTAAAGTTTTCTTCTGAGAAATCGTATGTCTGCAAGGTGAAGCCCTTTGTTGCTGCTGATGTAGTCAGCACTGCGTAAGGGTCTTCTGAATCCTCAATCTCTACATCCGATGTCTGTGCAGCCTGGTCATTGAAACTCAAGCTACCAGAAACGACAGCCTTAATTTTGTCGCTCCATGTTGTTGGATAGCCGCCATTTTCGACACAATCGGCAAAACTGAAGCTTTCCAAGCCATATACACCATTCTTTGCCATAGTTTTATTCTTTTAAATTATTGTACGTTACATTAAATTTCATATTGACGTAATAAGTGTTATCATTATCACGAGTTGGGCGAGAGATAGAGTAGAAATCAAAGTAGCAGCCACCGAGATAAGTACTATCACCAAACAGAGAAAGAATCTTCTCCGAGTAATCAGAGAGTTTCTTTATGTTAGGTAGATTTGATAAGGTCTTAGGGCAATGAATATTCAAATTCACTACACCCTCATTAATGGCATCACTATACACAAAGGGAAGATGATTGATGGCGATATAATCACAGACCGCCAACTTCTCAGGTATCTCATATTTAAAGATACGACCTTTCTTTATGCCTATACTCTCAATATTATTATTGAGATACTTAAATAATGCCGTTACCGCTTTATCTCCGAGTATCATATCTAACTATCGCTTTTAATCATTTCAGCTACTTCTTCAAAAACCTTCTTCATTTCTTTACGAAGGAAATACTTTGTAAGGTGTAAAACATTGTAGCCTTTATCTTCTACGTATTTACCGTAGTTCATACCAGCAACAATAACGAGAGAGTACCCTTTGGGTGCTACCACACCTTCTTTCTGTGCATACTCATTGAGTGCAGCACTTACACCCTCCTGTCCTCCTTCCGCTTCTTCTTCCTTTGGAATCTTACCAACTGCCGAGGTAATGAGTTGCCCATCAAGGTAGAGAGCGAAAGAAATTGAGTTCTTTAAATTTGCAGTTCGGTCTTGATAACCTTTGTTTTCTTTAGAGTAGGTGACCGCTTCTTCGGCAAGTTGCATCAAACGCATATTAAGGTAACTGATAATCTGCTGCCTCTTTTCGTTCAGCCTTTTCTGTAAGGCTTCACGACCTTTGATTTGTAATTCAACCTTTGCCATATTGCCGCCTATTAGAGCCAAATTCTAAGATAGCGTTTCTTTAAGGTTACGAAGCCTTTAACCTCCATTTCCTTATCAATCGTGCCATCTTTTTTGGTTATCCAAACCTTTTCGCCTTCCTTCGGTATGAGAGGGTATTTTGCTTTTGAGAGAGGAGCATAGATTTCGTGTGAATACACGTACTGCTGCCCGTCTGCCAGAGTGATAATCTTCGCCTGCGAATTAGGCAAAATAACGCACTTTCCAAAGGATTGCCATTCTTCTTCTGGTTGTTCGATAGGATTTCCGTCCTCATCAAAGCCACCTTGTGGAGCACCCTTAACTTTAAGAATATCTTCAAAGTTCATACGCTATCTATTTGATTACCATACCTTCACACTCTGAACCCAATAATCATCAGAAGTACTATCAATAACAAGGTCAGCATCCAATCCAGCATCCTTCGCAATAGATTTAATCATCTTATCAATGAGATTCTTGTCGTTCTTGTAACTCTGAGAGATACCGCCAACATTCTCACTTGATAATGGATTCATCTTGTAGAGGATACGCATAGCCGCATAGGCTACGGGTTTCTTTACCGCTACAGAGTATTCATCAGCCACGGATGCCGTGATGCTAAACTTATCAACAGCATCAATAAACATCTTCTCCAAAGTCTCATCTGAGGTAGAGAAAGGCTGAATCTCGCTTGCTATGGCTTCTGAAATTGTCATGCTAATCTTGTTATCTTATGAAGTTTCACTTATTAAATCAATATATTCATAACTGAGGGTCAGTGCATTAAGCACCAACCTTCAAGATATAGAAGTCTTCGATACCATCGAATACTGGTTGCATCCACATTTCGTTGGTAAGGTGATAACCCTTCTTATCTCTCCAATAACCGATAAGGTTGTTATCGTATGTAGAGTAAGATACGTTAGGTACAGGGTCAATAGCCTCCAAGCACTCTGCGCACTTAGGCACAGCCACCTTCTCGGCGCACATTGCAACAACTCGGTTATCTGGGATAAGGTTGTAAACAGTCTTATCAGGCAGCTCAACAAACTTATCCTCATCAATCTGAATTGTTGGCAAGAGGATAGAGCGCAGATAGATATTCATCTGGTCAACGCTAATCATCGGTGCAGCAGGATTGATGGTAATCTCACCAAGGTTCAAGCGGAAGGTGTCCTTAATCTCCTTTGCCTTACACATTGCGAAGAATGTGTTCTCAGACATACGAAGACGCAGAATCTTACGACCCTTCTTGCGAGCCTCGTCCTTCAACTTCTTAATATCCTCAATAGGAGTTGCGTTCACCTCACCCCAATTTGTGGTAGCAGAGAGCTGCTTAACACCCAAATCAAAGGTGTAAGATACGTTAGCCTTAGAGTTATTGGTACGTGATACAGTCTGAGTACCCTTGAACAATCCCTCGAAGTACAACATATCAATACGCTTATGAGGAGCAATAACCGCCAACTCAAAAGGTTTGAATGAGTACTTGATAAGCTCATCGTACTTAGCATCGAGCTGTGACTGTGTATAACCGCCACGTCCCGACATATCATTATACTTACCTTCCAAGAGGTGCATCTGGTCGAGGTAGTCGTTATCGAGCTCCCACTCATCGGCGATACGACCGATAGAACCCGTAAGCTGACCCCAATCAGGCATAGTATGCAATGGACGCTCTGCGTTCTTAGCGATAACAGAACCGACCATAGCAGCAGCATAAGTAGCCATATTCGCCTGATATACCTTTGCAGCACAATACTCAACAGGCTTCAACTCATTCTTCCACTCAGCCTTGTAGGTGGAAGTCTTCATGTATTCGTCTATGTAGGTCTGAAAAGACTTTGGGTCTTGCAGATTCTTCAAAATACTATTCATAATCTATAATCTCCACTTTTAAAGGTTACTGAATCTTGAACAAAGCGATGCCATTTGCTCTGATACCTTCCTTAATCTCATCATTGATAGGATAAGGGAGAGAATCTTCCTCTACCTCCATTACCTGTAAGGTAGGAGTAGCTGCGATAGAAGACTCTTGGTCTCTTACATCGAGAGTATCGTATGAGAAGCCAAGAAGCACATCCTTAGTCTTATCATAATCTGATACAATCGCATCTTTAGCAACCGCATTATCAAGTGCTGATACGGTCAATGTATCTACACCATCAGCAGAAGCAATCGCCGAAATGGTTGCACCAGCAATCTTATCTCCAACTTGGAACAAAGAACCGCTAGCAATCTTCAAGGCTGTAGCAGCCTTATCAGCCTTTTCTACAGCCTTTGCTGTCTTCACAACCTGTGCTTTACCACCAGTTACAAGTCTGAGAACTGTACCCTTTGCAACCCACTTCAAAGTGGCTGGAAGGTTGGTGCGGTCGAGGTCATAACCACCCTGTCGGCGAAGGCACTGCTCTTCAAGCCAAAGTGCTTCCTTGATATCCTCTGGCTTGGTTCTATGCAAAAAATAGCCTCTGTTTGACATAATTTTCTTCTTTTTTAGAGTTTAACATAATTCATTGATAATGCCTTACTCCTTTGGAGCATTGCGCTCCGAGAAGCCTTGCATTCTTTTAATGAAATCATTCTGCTCGTCTTCGGGAGAGGTTGCCTTGGGTGCTTCAACAAAATTGCCGTTTGCTACAAGTGACTGCTTCAATGCTGTCCAATCATCGGCACATTGCTGTGCGAGAGTTTCAAGATTCTCTTCCTTGTCGAGCTGATAACGTGAACGGAACTGCTGCGGAACGTCCTTCAATTTTTCGCTCTTACCGAAAAGGTCATCAAGACGTGCTCTTTCTTCCTTTTCCTTGTATGGAGCAATAGCGGCGGCTACAGCTTCGCTGACTGCTTTCTGGGTACTTTTGGTAGCCTCGGCAATCATCTGCTGAACCTGCTCTTGTGTAAGCCCTGTTGGAGGTACTGGAGGAGTAGGAGGAACTGGTGGAGTAGGCTTATGGTTAGGGTCGTTAGGGTCAATCCATCCATCGAATTTCTTCGTTGTCTCGCTGACCGCACGATTGAATGATGATTGCATCATACCAACATAAGGTTCAACTGCCGAGATAGCACTCGTTACATCCTCGTCCTTTGACTCATCTGTTAGACCACGACTTGCAACAATCAGGTCAACCAGCTTTGAAAGTTCATCCTTCTTCAAACCATACTTTGCAAATGATGTTTTGGCAGAAGCAAGCACTTTTTCTTTTATTGTCATAGTAATTCTGTTTTAAACGTTAATAAATAAATAATTTCCGATTGCAAAATTACTATTTCTATTAATAAAATAATAATAAATAATAGAAGCTGTGTAAACAAATGCTATTTTTGGCGATTTTCTTGCGGTCTAAGCGGCTTTCTTTTAGTTTATGTATAGTTATTAAGAAACAAAAATAAAAGGCAAGATAGCCAATATTCTTGGTTACTTTGCCTTTCGTTGTATCATATCTATCTTTGCCTTAATCTTCTTCGGATTCCTAGCATTGTGATTACTCAATCTTACCACATGATACCTGAGCCGCCATATACCCGAAGAGCGGTTACCATCCTTGCGCTTTTGGTCTTTAGTAAAATGATAACCACCATCGAGCTCAATAATCGTTTTTATCTCGGGCAGATATATATCAGCGAAGTATAGCTTTCTGCCCGTAACTATCGGCTGCTGTGGTATTACCTTATATCCTAACTGAGTGCATATTTTCGCCGCAGCCTTCTCCGCATCGGTTGTATGCGAAAGGAGGTCGCAGCGAATTTGTCTGATAAGAGCCTTGCTTATCTTCATTGCTGATTTTGCTCTATGAGAGGTAAGTTGCCATGCTTCTTCAACTCCTCGTAAAGAAACAATCTTCCTTTCTGAGTCCATTTTGTGTGCATCACCGAGCCATTCGTTCCGTTTCGATGAACGATAGGTACAGTATCAGATTGCACATAACCATAAGGAAGGTACTTTGCGTACAATATCCACTGACCGCCAACCTTATGTTGAATGCCAAAATTACGAAGCAAGACATTGAACGCCTTTGCTGACTGACCGTAGTCCTGTGCAATTTGCGTTGTCGTTACAGTCTCATTGCTTGATAGAATCTTATCTACATAAGTTACCTTTGGTTGCATCTCGGATATAGCGCCGTTCAACTCTACGATTTCCTTTGAGCTTGCTTCAAGTTGTTTCTGTTGCTCTTCAATTTTTTGTTGCTGTTTTGCAGTCAACATCAGAGCCTCGGCAAAAGACTGTGGCACTTGATATTGCTCACATTGTTTGATTTCTAGTTCTTCCCAACGAAGAATCAATTTCGCTCTTGCCTCGTCATTGAACTTAGTGGCGACATACAAGCACTCGGTTTTGTTTAGAATGTAGCAAGGGCGGTCTTGGTTGTTTGCGTCCTTGTATGAGCCGAGCGGAAATTTCCGTTGGGCTACTTTTTCCCAAGCAGCTTCCATGTTTCTGATAGCTTCAAGAACATCAGAATGCCGCTTACCTGTAACCTCGGCAATTTCAAGCGAGGTCATGGTTTCTTTCTTTATCAACTCTTTCATATCTTTACTATTTTTGATTTTCTAACATTTTTATCTCATCTTTTAGATAGAAGATTGCTTTGCTCAAATCCTGCACTCTCTGTTCACGTTCGGAAAGATTCATTTCCTTCTTTCCCTTGCGTAAGAGATACATTACTGCCGAGCCACAGTTAAAATCAAGGTGTCGGCAAATATCAATCGGCTCTATGCCGCAGAGTTCCTTTAGCCAAGCGTAATGGTTAGGGTGATTAACCATTTCTTCCTTTTCCTCTGTAACGATAGTGCCGTTTTTTGCAATCTCTTCAAACTGAATAGGGATATTCTTTTTATATGGAATATTGTATTCGTCTGCTATAATATTGCATTCAACAATAGATTTATCAACCTTAATTACCTTCAATCTAAGAGGGTACACATTGATAAGCGCATATTTACCTTCCTCAATATTGTAAACATAGAGTTTATTGTTGTTACCTATAACAATCACCTGATTTGGTTCTATAGACAAGGTAAATACCAACCCTTGACGTATCTTCATTGATTCTATCATACCTCTTACTTTTTAAAAGGTTTATTAACTGCTGATTCTTTTAATAATGGATGCATACATCTTACAACCCTTGCTTCTGTATTGTTTTTCTTCTGATACTTGCAAAGATTGCATTCGATAGCACCGACCTTATGCAGAGCGTGCGTATATTGACCACATTCACCGAAAGGGCAATCTGTTGCATATTCAATGCCGCCGTGGATGAACTCACGGACTTCATATTTGACTGCCGTATTGGGCTTTTTTTCTTTCTTTGGGTATAACATATTATCTTATCTCAATTTTGATTTTATAAATCGACTTCTGCTTCAAGTTTTCCGTGCCATCAAGCAAAAGATGAGCAATGATGTTATCTACGGATTCGCTGATAGCTCTCTTCGTATATTCGCGATAACTGCCGTCTTCTTTTTCTTGATAGACGTTTACACTGCCAGAGCTATCATCTGTGACAATAACCCCATTATCGGCGAACTCTAGCTTAAAATTAAGTTTTTCCATATAATTATTTTTTTTGTTCCATAAAATGTTTCTGTTGTATTAACATCATTCTTGTAATCAGATTCTGCATCTTTTCGATAATAAACTTCGGGGTCTCCGAAGTTCTGATAAAGAAAGGATGCTTTCCTCTCTTATGTCTATTGAAGAACAATGTATCGTCTTCACCCTCTATCTTAACAGCAATCATATACTGACCGATGAAGAGGTGGGCACTTCCCTCTTTTCTCTTTCGGGGTGTGGTGTACTTGATGCCGTTCTCATCTAAGAAAGACATCAGCTTCTTTAATTTCGTTTCATTTTTCATCTTGCATATCTCCTATAGTTTAGTTATCGCTTAACATTTTCTCAACCTCATCATCGTATTTGTTTCTTTTACACCAAGTAGTGAGGTCAAAGATTACTTCCGCATCCTTTCTAAAGCTCTTGTATAAGCTCATATAGTTTTTCTTTGTTTGTACGTAAGCCTTTCTCGCCTCATTGAAAAAGGCAAAGTAATTTTTAAAGTATTCCGAATGTATTGTGATAACATCGGCATTCTCGCATTTTTGCATCATAAAGAGTGTCGCTTCTACGATAACGACTGCCTTTGAAGCGCAATAGATGTGATTTTTCTCTTTTGCTACAACTTCTCCGTTCTTAATGATGATAACTGAAAATTTTCCTATTGCGAACTTGTCTTCATAATCACAACTTACATAGCACTCATATCCAACAAGTTCTTTTGCTGGTGTGAGGTAAGTATCGAGCCAATTTTTCTTTTTCTCCATTTCGTATCTCCTGTGTTATTATATAATCGGGTGGGGGCGTATGTGCGCCCGTTAGTTAATTATCTTTGGGGCTGTCGCCCCCTATATAGGGAATAAATTTAATTAAAGCCTTCATCCCTTATTTTATTATTTTTGATTTTACATAAACTACATCTTTGCCTCCTTTCTTCTCATGCCGTGATGAGATATTGATATAGCATCATCCATCTGCATACGATAGATATTCGATTCAATGGAAAATGCACTTCTATTTTTTGCGCTTATCACAATTACCGAACCTTCAATATCCTTGATAGCCATATTATTGGTACATACCTTTTCATCGCACCTTACTTCCTTTATTCTTGTGCGCTTATTGATGATACCTTTGCTTACAAGCTGATTTGTAACTTTGAACGCTTGGTACATCGTACCAAAGATAACATCCTTGATTCTGTCATAAGATAAACCTTTGTTATCGCTAAACTTCTTCCTCAACATACGACTTTCACGTTTGAGAGCCTTGCGAACAGTCTTCGCATTTCTCCCATTCGTCCCCTTATTGTGCGTATTGATTACGTCTTCTTGCATTCTAACTTGGTTCTCCATAACAATCCTTCTCAAAAGGTTTTTGAGGGCAGGGAATGTCATCTTCGTCAAATCATCCTTGCGAAGCTTATAACTATATCCATCATTTGAATGTATGCTGCGTGCGATGAATCTCTTCTTTCCGTTTTTCTCTTCAAAACGGAAATACCCTATCTTGCAACCATATTCAAGCAGTCTCTTCAATTTATTATTATCGATATGCAATAATTTGGCGCAATGATTATATGACACAAGATTAAGGTCTGATGAGCGGAATAAGAGCTTTATTTTAAGAAGCAAACAGAAAGCATCCAAGCGATTCTTATCGCTCAGAGCAAACTTAGCTTCTTGTATTCCTATTCTTATTCTTTTCATCATTATATATATATTAATGTAAAAACCAAACAGATGAAAGGTACTAGCAATCATTCCGTTTGGTTTGTATATTAAACCCTTTCACTTGTGTTGATTGGGCATATATGATTCTTTTCTTTGCTTGGAAACTAGTACTTTCCTTTTACGCCGCAAAATTATAAAGAAAATCTGAGATATTTACTTAAAATCTATTAAAAAACTAATAGATAGTATTAATAAATTAAAAATACCTATTAATAAATTTGGTTATCTGAGAGAAAGTTATTAATTTTGCGGTATCAAAGTTAATAAAATAGCTTTTAATACATATAATTAATGTAGAAATTATTAATAAATTAAAAATAGGAGATACGACAATGCAAACAGAGATTTTAAGCAAGCAGGTCTTAGATTACATCATCAATGATGTTGAGACAACTATTCATCGCTTGGGCATCAATGTTAAGCTTTCTGTAGAGGTAAGAAAAGACTATAGAGGTTGTGAGTATGAGAAATTGGTGAGCACATCGTTTCAGACAATGCCAATGCTCTTCAAAGAGATTCACTTGGAAGGTTATATTGCAATAAGAAATAAGGTTGATGCACCTGATGATTTCTTAGAGGTTCACGTTAATCTCGATTACTATTATCATACATTTGATAATGGTAGCAACGGGCATACCTTAGGAAGAATTGTCTTCGAGGTTGATAAGCGAACCAATGAGAAGATGAAGGAGAGCGGTAAGGAGAGCAATTATATTTCAATGATTGTACGCAAGGTTCAGTCACTCGAAATTTAAGAAAGGTAACGGCAGGGCTAACCACCCTGCTTTTAATATAGGAGATACGAAAAAATGAAAAAAGGAAAAGACATGATGAATCCAAGTAATTGGAGAATCGAAGATGTAAAGAATGCGGTACAGGCAGCAGTTCTTGCCGCTAGTGGAATTATCTTAGCGTATGCCACTATCTGGCTCGCTTACTAAAAGAAGGAGGTAATATGGAGATAGTAACAACGTTGGTTAAATTCCGTTGTCGCAAAGATGTGATGATGGAACAGTCAAAGAATGCTCAGATTTTCCTTTTCAACGGAAAGGAAGGTAAGACAAAGGTCTTCGTGCCTAAGTCTAAACTGATTATCAAGGATGATGCCTTAGATAGTAACTATAATCTTTGCATCATACCTAAATGGGTATTCCTTAATACAAAGAACCTTTCGCAGAATGTTGAGTTGGTAGGAGAAACGCAACACATGGAAGTTCTTAATGATATTGAAGATTAATAGTATATATAGTAATAATTATTTTGTTTAACGTATTAAAAATAGGAGATACAACAATGAACACAATGGCAATGAATTTGATGGCACAGCCAAAGGTAGCAGAGGTAGCGGTTGCAAAGCAGCCAGAGTTGAAGAGTGATAATATGAATCAGTTCTTGGATTTTGAGACATCCAAGGTACAGATTCTGACAATCGAACAGCTTGAACGCACCGAGAAAGAGAATGATGTGTACGGAAAGCCTTTGAAGGGCATCTATCATTTTGACCTCATTCATCATGTGGAAGACTTGTGCGAGAAGCACGGTTATAAGGCTGAGATTTACGACCTCTTTGCGGCGAATAACAAAGACCGCAATACTCCAGGTGTTACCCGTTTGCCTGAGAAGGAAGCTTTGATGGGTGATAGAGCTGTAGAGGCTCATATCCTTCGCCGAGTATTCTGTAATATTCGCTTGCGTGACTTCGATAAGGGTGATGGTAATAATGAGATTACAACCAATATGGCGATATCATTTCATCAGAAGGGTATTCAGTTAGGTATCGGTAGAAACGTAGTTATCTGTCACAATCAATGTATGCTTAGTGCTGAACATTACGCTGCTACCTACTCAGACATCAATAGCAAAAGAGGAGCTTTCAAGCTCGATGAGCTTCTTCAACGTGCTGATGCTTGGCTCGCTAATCTAAGAGGTATCATTGATGCCAATGATGAAATGATTGAGCGTATGAAGAATCGTGAGATTAAGGCACAGGAGATGTTTACCATCATCGGTATACTGACCTCGCTCCGTGTTGCTGCTGAAACGAAATACAAAGGCATTCGCAACCCTCAGGTCATTCCTCTCAATCAAGCACAGATTGGTCGCTTGACCGAAAGAATGATGATTGCCTACTACGAGCGCAATATTGTTACCGCTTGGGATTTGTACAATGCGGCTACCGATATGTATAAGTCAACTCAGCTCGACCAGCCAATGATTCTTTCACAGAACTTGGCAATGAGTAGCTTCATTCAGAATACATTGATTCCAAACGCATAACTACATATAAGATTGAATATAGAAAAAGTCGATAATAAGAGCCTTTAAGCCGCCGTGAGGTGTCGGCTCTTTCTTTTAGAAAAGTTAAATCTAGGTTCTGATATATATTGCCGTGAGGTAATCAGTTATGTCAATTGTTAGTTAGATAAATATTAATTATGGTTATTGTTTTTTGCCCTACGGCGGTAGGGCTTTTTATCCCAAGGAAAACCAATCGCACGGGTGTGCGTGGGCTGTATGGTAGTGATACCGATATTCTTATCAAACCCTAAAGGAAAGAGGTGAATATTATAAGTTCATTTATTCTACTGTGTTAAAGAATGTATGCGAAGACACTCCGTAATAAGCAGCTCTTAATAAGCGGAGGTTGGCGAGGGTTCGATTCCCTCTCTTGGGGCTATGTTTTTTAAATTTATACAATATGACAGATTATAACGGAAAATTAAACTTGCTGAAGCTCAAAAGAGCTGGCGTTATGCAAATACCAGGGCGAACCGAAGTGCTTCGTTGCTTGGTTATCCCTATTGAAGAGAATAATATCTTCATTAGTACGGATGAAAATAATCGTCCGAAGGCTGCTTATCTCGACCTTACCGCTTGGGCGTTGAAGAACCCTAAGTATGAGGAAACTCACATGATTAAGCAGTCGTTACCTAAAGAGGTTCGTGAGAAAATGACAGATGAGGAGAAGAAGGCGATGCCTATTCTAGGTGGCTTGAAACCTGCAAACTTTGAAGCTCTGAATGGAGCATCTACTTGCGATGCTCCTTTTGCACAGGCGCAGGATTTAAACGATTTGCCCTTTTAGTATAAGAGCTTTCTTAGATATAGGATTTAAGTTAGTTTTAGATTATTAGAAATATGGAGATTAGAAATAAAGAAGATACAGAAGTATGGAAGGATATACCTGGATATGAGAATTTGTATAAGATTTCATCTAATGGTATTGTGAAAAGTTATGATAAAATTGTAAGATGTGGAAAATATAACAAAAAAAGAAAAATTTTAGGAAGAATACTAAAATTCACTCTTACAAGAGGTGGATATTATACTGTAGGGTTGACAAAAGATAGAAAGCAAAAGTTTTATTTTGTACATAGACTTGTAGCTATCACTTTTGTAGATAATCCGAATAACTATCCAATAATAAATCATAGAAATGCGATACGGACGGATAATAGGGTATCTAATTTGGAATGGTGTACTTATTCTTATAATATCCTTTATTCTTTCAGAAAAATGGGAAGAAAGGTTACTAATAAAGGAGAACGAGGAGCAAAAAGCCCTTTATCAAAAGAAATACATCAAATTAATTTACAAACAGGATGTATCATAGAAACGTATATTGGGACTTACGATGCAAGCGCAAGAACAAATATTAATAGACATGATATTATCCGTTGCGCAAATGGGAAAGCTAAGAGCGCAGGTGGATTTAAATGGAAATATAGTAATAATTAGATAATTATGAGAATTAGAACAGGTACATGGTTTAAGACCAAAGTGAAATATCTGAAGACAATGGAGGATGGTTCAGAGAAGGTTGTTTCTGAAGCATACGTAGTAGATGCTTTGAGCTTTACAGAAGCTGAGAGTGCTATCATTGAAGAAATGTCGGTTTATGTAAGCGGCGAGTTGAGGGTGAGCGGTATTGCTAAATCTAATTTTGGCGAGATTTTCTTTAGCGATAAAGAGGATGATGATAGTTTTTATATTTGCAAACTGCAATTTATCACCTTAGACGAAAAGACAGAAAAGGAGAAGCGTAGCAACGTGACTTATCTCGTGCAAGCAAAGTCTATGCACCGAGCAATCAGTAACATTGATGAGGTGATGTGGAAGACCATGATAGACTACGAAATCATCGGTCTCAGCAAAACCAATGTTTACGATGTCTTCGAGCATAAGACAAAGGAGGAGAAGGAACAGAAGTCTAACGAGGAAAAGAAGGAGGAGTAAATTATGGCAAGACCTAAGAAAAATGGCGCAGAACAGCCTTTGAATTTGGATGGCAATAATATGTCTATGGAGAATGAGAACGCTTCGCAGAGCCAAGAAAATGCGGCTCAGCAGCAAAGTGAGAAGCAAGTTGAGGAACATGAGAAAGAGAATGAGTTCCCTTTTGAGGTTGAAGGTTTAAATTATGAACCTGAGATTAACACAAACGGTTCTTTTGTTATCTGTGCTCCTTATAATATTGAAGCTCGTAAAGGAAGAATAGAAGTAGTAACGTACTTCACTCTTAAAGAGGGTTATCGTGGCTTGATTGTTCCAATCACAGACAATGCAATTTATGGTCTTCCTACTGAATCTGATTATCGCTTACAGCATTCCGATGTGATTTCAACGCAAGTAGGGGAGGAAGAAGAAGTAAGACTCGTACTCTCTATCAATGATGAAACAATGATACAGGAGCAGACAAACTTCGGTTCACGCTCCCGTAATCTCATTATCCCGAAGGGTACTCCGCTTGCCGTTCTGATGATTTTTAAGCTGTGAAATATATAATTGCGGATGGAGGTCTATTTTATAGTATCTCCTTCCGCTCTACTAAGTAACTATGACAGAAGTTGAACGTAAAATGCGCAGAAGCAAATACGGCAAGACCTACTATAAGAAGCATCGTGAAGCTTGCATCGAAAGAGCCAAAGCTTGGTATAATGCTCATAAAGAGCATCGTAGGCTGTATATGCTTGCGTATAATAGCAAATAGTGTTTATATGGATAAGTTGGATAAAATTAAAGAGTTGAATACTCAATATAAACTGCTGCGAAATAACGGAATGGTCGTTGAGGTGAAACTCCTTACTAATATCGGTGATTACAGCATAAAGAATCCGAATGTTATTAGTAAGGTACTTGACTTGCTTATCCTTGAATCACAGAAGCAGATAGAAAGTGAGGTGAATAAATGATAGAATTGAGTAATAGACCAACAAGGGCAAAGAGAATCGTTGTGGTTCAACTGAAAGATAAAAAGCCTGAGCCTTTCCGTACCTGCCCAGAGATTTATTTGAAGTACGATAAAGAGAAGATTGGCATCTGTCTTAATGCTCTGTGGAACGCCCTTGCTAAAGATGGTTGCTACGAGAATAAGAAATGCAAAATCTCTTATCAGAATATCGAACAATTAAAAACTCTGGTATGGGAATAGAAAATAAAGGCTGTTGTGTGCTGAAATATCCCCATTCTATAGATGATGGATTATTAGCTCTGTATATACAAGGTCTTACAATTCGTGAAATTAGCAAGAAAGTAGAAATTCCTTATGAGACTGTCCGACGGCGATTAAAGGAGAAAGGAGCAAAAACGGCATCACCAAGATTTGTTGCTAAATTCGGAGATATTCGTTATCGTGGTAGTTATCGGTATTGGAGTGAAGATGAAGAACGAAGATTCAAAGAATACTTTCCTTTTCACACAAACGAGGAAGTTGCCGAAGAGTTCTGTTGTAAAATAAGGCAGGTTAAAAACAAAGCCCGCTCTCTTGGATTGAGAAAAAATAAAAGATGGCTTTACTCTAAGAAATTAGCAACTATAAAGATAGCGAATATCGTTTCTAAAGCAAGTAGCAAAAGGTTTTCTTTCAAGAAAGGTAACAACTACGGCTGTAGATTCGAAAAAGGTAACACTATCGGACATCGGTTCAAAAAAGGAGTTAGGTACGATAAAGAGTTTTGGGAGAGATACAGAAGAGGTGAAGTAGCTTTACCTTGATTATATCTTTTCAGCATCTACGATAAGGCTAAAAAATATCTATAATATGGAAGATGTAATTATTAAACAGTATAATAATGGCTACTTCGAGGTCTTTCAAGGCGATAAAAGTAGCGGTGAACTTGGTTTTGACGAGATGTTAGGACTGATAACGTCTCTTACTATGTCTGAACGCCGTCCTTGCTTGCAATGGATGAAGACCAAGGAGCAGCGTGATGCCGAAGAAGTCGCTATCACTCAGATAGCGAAATATCCTATATTTGAAAATGCTAAAAAGAAGGAAGGAGAATAAGAATGAAAGAAACAAAGTACAATAATGATGTTCCTTATGAGAGAGTGGTATTGCGAGTACTACAAAATTACTCACAGATGCAAATCAAGCTTTGCCGTTTACAGAATAAGGTGAAAGAGCAGAGTAATAAACTTGTGCTCTGTAATAACGTTATCAATCAATTCAAAAAAGCTATCAATGAATTGAATAATGATGATTATAAGAAGGTCGTTGCCGAGCGTGATGAGCTTCTCAGAAAAAACAAAGAACTTTCTCGTCAGTTGAAGATTTACGAAGGTATGCGTAAGTACTTCAATAGCGAGGTATCAAAATTAGAAACTGATAAATAATATATCAATATGAAGAAGATTTTATCTTGGTGTGGCTCTCATACTGAGCTGCTATGTGCATTCTTTTTGTTGGGATGCTGTATCAGTAGTGCGGTCAAAGATGGTTGGTCGGCGGCGATATTGTTCTTGCCTTTTATCGCTATGTGGATATTCGTCCATCGCTTACAGAAAGAGATTTTTCGCATTACAAAAAAGAATAAAGAGCTGAATGAAACTAAAAAGAAGCTTGAAAAGGCTTGTAAAAGGACTGAGGATTTAAAAACCTTAATCTATTACAGATACCTCTTAGCAAAGAACGATGTTGACCTCTGTAAAAAGAAGATTGATTGTAATGCTTATCTTTATGAAAGAAGGCATTGTGAGGAAATGATAGAGTTTTATCTTAAAAAGATTTGGAATAAAGATGTATGATAATGAAGTATGATGAGCTTTTAAAGAAGGAGAGCCAGAAGAAAGGCAGAAGCAAACCACGGCATATTGAATCGCAGATTCAGGTTCAGATGGTGAAGTGGTTTCGCTTGCAATATCCCCATTACATCATTGCTGCCATCCCTAACGGAGGACAACGAAGTGCGCTTGAAGCAAAGATAATGAAAGGTGAGGGTGTTTTGGCTGGCTTCTCCGACCTTATTATTATAGCAAAAGGAAATGTCCTATTTGTGGAAGTTAAAACGAAGAGCGGATATCAATCTGATTTGCAAGCCAAATTTCAGTCTGATGTTGAGCGGTTAGGCTTTCAGTACAGCATTTGCCGCTCATTGGATGAGTTTATCTTAACCATCGAAAAATGGATAAAAGATAAGTTTTCTGTGTAAAAATATCAGATTTTCTTGGTTTAATATTAATTTCTATTAAAATAATAATAAAAACACTGGGGAAATTTGGTAGTATCAAAAGAAATTATTAATTTTGCGGTGTAAATAATTAATAAATAGGTTTAATATTTAAATTATAGGAGATACGACAATGATTACAATTATCAATAAATTCACAGGTGAGGTTATCACCAAGTACTCAGGTGCTTTGGTTAGTGAATCAGATATTGATTCTTTTATCGCCAACGCAAAAGGTTCGGGTACGTTTAGAGGACGTTGGAATGCTATCGTAGAGGTATTCATTCCTTTGAAAGGCTTGAATGCCACACAATGCCTTCTTAAAAGCCAATACGCAGTGAAGGAATGTATGAAGAAGAAATAATTAACGTTTAAATATAGGAGATACAATTATGGCAGTAGCAGTTAGTACAAAAGGTGTTGAGAATCTTGTCAAGCAGATTAATGCTGCTTATGGTAAGGTAATAGTCACAGCTGAGTTACATTCAGACGGGTGGCTCATCCTCGTAGGTGAGAATCCTATCAAAAATATAGGAAATGCTAGCGATGCGGTTCATTACCTTGAAGGTGTGAAGCACGGCATCGAATTAATGAAAGAAGGATTTTAGTTATTAATCGGGCAGCGTAATAGCTGCCCATAAATATAGGAGATACAATACAATGGGAAATGTGGTAAAATTTGGTTTGTGTAGCAATGAAGATGTAAGAAAAGAAGTAGCCAATCACCCAGATAACAAGGTTCATTGGTTGGCTGGCTTCGCTTGGAAAGGTGCTTGCGGTGGCAGAGAGCTCAAACGTGAGGGTATGCGCAAGATTTGGCGACCTGGCGGTTCGTTTATGGGGACTTTCGATGATGAGCTGAATAAATGCTTGAATTGGGCTTGCGCTCAGGATATGGAGATAGACCACGATAAGAAGACAATCTTCATCAATGGTTTTAGTGAGAACGACATGTATTAAAACGTAGGCTTATGTTCGTAGAATTTAAGAATTTATATGTAGCGTTCAGAAAGGAGTTTCCTTTAGCTATCGTGTATCTTAATAAGTGCGATGGTGAGCGTTTTTTAAGAGAACAGGGAATAGCTTTATCTGGCTCTTTTAGCAGCTTTATTCCGCTTATTGCAATCGTTGATAACGTACCACAAAAAGCGAGCTGTAAGATTATCTTTACTAATTATCGCATTCTTAATAAAGAAGAGGAGAAAGATGTGTTAGATACTCTTAAACGAAGTAATCTTACTATCAATGATAAAGGGTTTATCTCCTTCCTTGATTATAAGCAGATTTGCTTTGAGGTAGATGGAAATATTCTTCCTTATGATGATTTCTGTAAGTATGAATTGCCAGAGGGGCAGGTGTTCAAAATGGTCTTTGATAATGGTTATTCTTATTACGGCTCAGAGCCTTTTAAAGGTGATGCCAAGAAATATGCCGACACAGCTATCAAGGTTGCCGAGAAACTAGGGTATCTTTGGTTCAGTTGGACTATGGGATTCAGGCTTAACAATCTTCTCAACGTAAATGTGGTTTACGGCAAAGACGAAAGCTATTCAGTAGTTTCTAACACATAATGACTATGGAAGAGATTAAAGAAAAGAAGTTTATCATAGAAGCAAAGGGTGAAGTTCCCTTTGCTCAACGCACGGGTGATGGCTATGAGTTATTCAATAACGAACGAACAATGAAGTTCTGTGCAAGAAGGCAACAGATATGGGATAATGAAACGGGCGAACAGAAATCTTGTTTTGCCGTTTTCTGCTTCGTTAAAGAGGATGATGGATGGGTACAAGGTGATAATTATCATCAGACGGAGACCATTACTTCTTTCGTTAAGGATTTGAATATCTCTCCTTATTTTACCAATGCGGTAAAGGAATATCGTGAACAGATGGATATTACAGAAGAATGGAAGGTTGAAAAATGGGAACAGGAGAAATATTAATCGTTATAGGCGCAATAGTTACCGCATTCAGCAGCGTTACCGCTGTTGGGGCGATAAGCGGAAAGATAGAAGGTGTTATCACTCTTAGTGAAAGGTTATGCATCACGGCATTCTTGATGATTCTGTTCGTTATGGGATGCGTATTGCTTGATAATGGAATATTAATAATTAATCTGTAATAATATGACAAAGAGATTAAGTTTAGAAGATAAAGCTAAAATAGCTAACGGCAATGAACGTCATTGTGGGCAATGCAATCATCATATTTGCCCAGATGGTTTGCTTAAAGTATGTTCGGAGGCTTTTATTCGAGGGTACAAGAAAGGCTATAAACAAAATCAGAAAGAACAGAAAGAACGTATTGATAAGATACTCCACCCTGTTACTGAGCCTTGTGGTAGTAATGCTATCTTTGTCTTTTTCAGAGACGTAAGAAGTGGTGAGTTACAACCTTATATTGAGGATATGAGAATGCCTGATGCAAAACGTTACCAGGATATAGGTTCAATAAGGTTTCCGCCAGAGAAAGATGAACCACAGAAACTACAGATTGCATGGTGTTATCCGAAGGATTTGGTTGAGCTTCTTGGATATGATAAGAAGTATGCCGATTTTGAGCGTATAGCTCTTTCTGAAGGCGCATTCTCTTATCCTCGTGAGGAATATGATAAAAATCTTCAAAAGTACTCTTCTGTGCGCCATAAATACAAAAAATATTATCATTATCGTAAATTTAAAAAATAGCTTTATTATGAGTAAGAAAGATATTAGTCTAACAATCACACTTGAACTCGGTGTCGACCTTTGCGGTATGACTATAAAGGATAAAAATGATAAAGTGGTACAGTTCGAGGATTTGGCACGTAGTGAGCAAATTAAGGTTCTCAACTGCTTTAGTCAGAATTACAACAGCCTTGTGCGGTTCTTAAAAGAGAAGGAGGGATAAGGTATGGGATTTGTTATTTTTATGGCGGTTATTATGAGCGTAGGCGTATTTGCTTGCCTCATTCAAGGTAATGGAGATAAGGAGGAGTAGAGTATGGGAACACCTGTTTTATTAGGCAATCACAATGATTGCAATATAGATAAAGGAAGATATGTAGAAACGGACGTCTCGGGCTATAAAGCCGTTGTCTATGTGCCGAGCGGCATTGATAACGAGCAGATTCAGAAAGCCCTTGATTACGCTTATTCTACCCTCTGCCAAAGCTGCTATATGGAGTTTATCTTGGCAGATAACTTCCTTCTTATTTCTAAGGAGGTTTTTGATAAGAAGAAGGTGTTTAAGTTCAATCTTAAAAAGCACTTTACCGATTGTCAGAAATCCGTCCGTAACACGATGAAGTTGTATGAGCGACACATGGATGAGGATTACTATAATGAATATTCTACTTATCTGTGGGATTTGATTAAGGATAAGGTTGAGAAGTTGCGTAAGATGATTGAAGATAAGCTTCGCAATCTTAAATGCAAGTATAACCCTTATCTCTGTTCTTATGCTATCACCATTCAGAATCTCGTACAGCAGATTAATGATACTCATAAACACGTTATGGAGATTACAGAAAGGGAGTATGGAGTTGATATTGCTCCAAGCTACGAGAATCATCGTGCTAAGATGGCATTCACGCAAGCGGATAATTGTCTGTACGACATCATGCACGATGAAGCAGAGAAATTCCGTGATAATATCGAAAAAGATAAGAAGATTCTTGCTGTATGGTCTGATATAACAAGGACTATCTATAATCCTATCAACGCAAAGAAGGCTCGTATTTCGGCTTTTTATAGTATGCCCGAAGAAACGCAAGCTCTTTATAATTTGCGAGAGGAGGATGGCTTCTGCGAGCTCAAGGATGGTGCGAAAAGATTCAAGAAAGGAGCGTAGGGTATGGATAAAAAAGATATGCGTAGGCTGATTTCGTATGGAGATGTTTACTCTAAATATACAAAGAAGAAACTATCTGCGATAACTGTTGAAGAATGCCTCAATTCTATGGAATTTGAAATATGGAATCATACAGCAGTCGCCGTTCCTGTGTTTGATTGTCAAAAACTGATTATCATTTCATCTTAATATATGTTGTATCTCTTGGGGGCGGCGGTCTCGGCTGCTGCTCCCTTCTAAAAGTTTACACAGCATATATTGGTTCTATTGTAAGTAATAGGAGAATTGATTATCTTTGCACAAAATAACAATTTAAAATATAAAGAATATGAGCAAGTCAAGCGGTGGTACTCGCACCATAAGCAGTAATAATGCTGCGCAGAACAGAACACAGAGTTCTCTTAGCGGAAAAGTCAGTACAATGGACGAAGCCAATAAGGTTATGGACACATACAAGAACCTCTATGATATGCCAGCGAAGGAACAGAAAGCATTTACTGATTCTTTCGCCCAGGCAGTTATGGACACATTTAATGAGAAGAAAAAAGGCTACGATGATTTGATGTTACAGAGAACCGACAAGGCATTCAAAGAAAACAACAAAGCTGATTATGATTGGGCTGTTCATCAGCATACTATACAGGTAGATAATCTGGTAGAGGAACGACAGCTAATCACAGATAAGTATAATAAGTTTATCAAGGTAAAGAAATAAATTGCTGATTCTTAGCAAGAAAGCTATTAAACTTTATTAATTCAGATTTATATCAAGGGTGATGGTTCTACGGGCACAAAAGTAAATCTTGTATGGAATCAACGTGGCAAGCGTTTTATTCTTGCTCTTTACAATAATGATTTTAATGTAAAGACAGCTATCGCCGAGATAAACGGTGAGAAAGCAGTTCAAAGCGCAAATAATCAGTTTAATAATTAATTTATAAGGAGAAAGTAATCATGGAGAATAAAGATAATTCAGTTCAGTATTCAGTTAGTGATAAGACCGTGCGGTGCATCACCCTCTTGAAGGAGATTATCGCCATTCAGGAGAAGACTCTTACATTCTTCGCAAACGAGGGTATCGAGGATTCAAAGGAAGCGGAGACCTTCGCTAAGAGTATGGGCAACGCCGTAATGGCATTCAGTGGTATCTTGGGCGGCAATATCTATCTGAATGTGATTGAAGGTCGTGAGGCGATTTAACGATTACTTAGGTACGCCAAAGTAATATACAAGAAAAGAGTGGGGCGGTTATACCTCACTCTTTATCTTTTCTATATATGGCTTGAATATCTTTGATAGTTTCTTGTAAGCTTCAAGCAACCAGGCAAAGATAGGCTTCCAATCATCTTGCTCATAACCGCCTCTTTCATAGTTTGTCGCAAAGATAACGCTTGTTTTATTATCCTCTGCTATATTCCACTGAAGGAGCGGCTTGCCGAATGCCTCATTGATAGAATCCTTATCCTTTTCTATCATTCTGTAATGCTTCTTATTCTCAGCCTTATCAGAACCATCAAGCAATAAACGGACAGATACAGAACCTTTGCGGATGAAAAGGTCATAATGTACCTTTGTCGTTCCTGTAGATATATTCATCCAGTGATAGCTCTGTGGCATCTTTTGGAAATTCGCCCCATTCTTGCTTGCATATTCATTGAATGCCGTCCAGAAATCAATCAGACTTTGCTCTGTATTTGACTTCGGCGAAGCTTCATTCTTTTCATAAGGTGGTTGGCATACAATATCAAATAGAAGTGCAGGTTTTGAATCGCCAATACTTACAGCCGTTACCTCCACAAGAAAGAAGTTACATTGTATGGTTGAGTCATTTAGCATTTGAATGGCACTGATATGCTCCGCTCTCGCTTTCTCAACTATCCATACAGCATAGTCGGCATGATGATGAGCGGCATACGTTATCACCTTTCCAAGATGGTCTGAATCACTATCGCCGAACTGGTTTTCTATGATTATGCTTTTCTCGCCATCATCACCTGCCTTGGCTATAATATCAACTTTCATTGTCTCCAGCTTATGCTCTTTCTCTGCCTCTGATATATTGATACCAAGCTTTTCAGCCAGCACACCAATATTCTTTGTAAGCCAAGGGGTGAAGCCAGAAGCCTCTCCATCAAAAATTTCTTTTAATGGGTGTACGTTAATGCGGTCTATCTCTTTCATCTCTATTTATCCATACAAGGGATTTTCATTTCCCATAAAGCTACTCGCTCAAATTGTTTTGCGAGAACCCTTATATATCCACGACCCTCTTTTAAATATTTAACAACATCACCTTTTTTAAATATTCCTGGTGATGCCGTTTTAGGATTTCCACTCTCCAAGAACATTGTTATCTTCTGTTTCTTTTTTAATTGCCCGTTCTCATCATAATATCCAAATGTAGCCACAAAGGAGTTATTCTTATCGTAATCAAAAATACCTCCATTGCAAATGATTCTAAAATCACTCTTATAATGAGACCAGAAGATAAATGAATTCTTTTCTTCGTCCTCATACATAAACGATACATACTCTTTCGTTCCTTTTAGTTCATCTGCCTTGTGTAAAGTACTCGACCACTCTTGTGCGTATGTTTGCATTGTAAAGAATAGCATAGCTCCGATAAATAAAAGCTTCTTCATATTTCGTATCTCCTATTAATATTTATAAATTGCACGATACCTATTTAAAACACGCTCTGCGGCGTTATCTTTTCCTTGCTTGGTATATACTAAGGCAAGGCGAAGATACCCCGTTCTTCGCAAACAACCGAGGTATATCAGCCGCTCGTAGCAATACGTGGCTCTGCTTGGTATTCCATCATGGAGGTAGCGTTGAGCCATTGCCGCCAACTCCTTTGGTGATGCGTCATAAATCTGTATCATAAATCGTCTGATTTGATTATGTATGCAAAGGTAGCGAAAAATTGATTACTATATATTTATATTGCATTTTTTATATTAAAATAACCTTAATTTACATATCAATATATTAAAAGCTATTAAAATATTAATAAAAAACAGAGAAAATTTGGCAGTTTCAAAAGAAATTATTAATTTTGCGGTGTAGATAATTAATAAATAGGTTTAATAATTAAATTATAGGAGATACGACAATGATGACAAAAGAAGAAGAAATTAAGCATCTTATAGCTTTAATGGGCGATAAAAGAGGTGATACATACTTTAATCAGTTCTTTAGCTCAGACGACATAGAGCAGATGATACAAAATATACATGATGATTTCGCTATCGAAATGGGCTGCTCATTTGCTAAGAAGGCAGAGGAACTTGAAAAGAAGTTGCATAAAGAGCAGAAAGCTCACGACCAAGATATGCTTGACTTCGTTGCGGAATTGCTTGTAACAGAGGCACAGGGTGGTAATCCGCTTAAAGTTGCGATGAAGAAAATTGGAACAGATAATACCATAAAGATTAAGCGCATAAATAAGATTCCGCTCAGTGAGGAGGAGATTGATTACTTGGTTTCAAAACTTGATTAAATTATAGGAGATACGACAATGAAACGATTTAAAGATTACGAAATAGCTTATAATAAATGCTATGAGCTCTTGCAAAAACTCATGTTATTGGTAAAAGAGACAGATGGTAACATTACTCTAGAGATAAAGTTTACTTATCCTGATATATACCCAAAACTTTCTGTTACATACTATTATAATTACCTATACTCATTTCTTCCACAAGAAGATGGTACATTTGTTATTTCTACAGACAACAAAGTCTATACAATGGATGAAATTGAGGCGAAGATAAGAAAGAATTGTTTATTAGACTAAAACATAAGAGTGATGAATACAATAAAGACGTTTATTCCTTCAGAGTCAGTTGACGCATTCAAGAAGTTTGCGGAAAAGACACGTAAGAATGTAAAGGACTTCGCTTACTCCTTAGGTAAACCTTATGAGAAGTTGTTTTATCATCCAGTAATCAATGAAGAAGGAATTGGAGGGCAGAGAATCGAGGTTTTCCATGAGGTATGTGACCTTACGATAGACATACCAGAGCAGAGCGGTTGGAGACTCCTTGCTACATATAAGGACGATGCTTTTACTCCTGCCGACCCAACCAAGGAGCTTATTTTTAAGAACCCTGCGCACGGAGCAGACTATGGTAAATGTGACTTTTGCGGTCATTGGTGCAAGAATGCCTATGTCGTTGAAAATGTGAAGACGGGCGAGGAATTACAAGTAGGTTACGAATGTATCAAGAAGTTTGGTATTAATGATATGTACTACATATCCGACTTTACCAAAAAGCTCTATGAACTCTATGATTACAGAATCAGTTATGCTACTGATGATGAGTTTGGTGATATTGAGAAATGGGGCGGCAGAAAGGATTCAAGCTATAAGAATGCTATCCTTAAATCCGACCTTATTATGGCAGCGAAAGCTCAGTATGATATTTGTCCCGTATATAAGAAGGGGACAAAAGTTGAACACGTCCGTTATCGCTCAGCTACTTTGGATGGCATCGACACTATTTTGAATAGCAAAAAGTTCAAGGTTGATGAAGCTTACGTGAAGGCAGTTTGCGAGTTCGGTGCAAAGATTCAGCCTAAGACCGAATTTGAAGAGAATATGCTTGCGGTAGCAAAGAACTTCTATTGTTTCCAAGAGCAAGATGTATATGCTTTCTTCCTTGTGAAAGCCTATGAGGATAGCTTGAAGCCAGAGCTTAGTGTTCAGAAGGGCAATCAGGTAAAGGTATGCGGCAAAATCATTCAGAAGCGTTTCGAGGAATCCTACTACGGCGTAATGGAAATCAATACCATTCTCACCGATAAGGGTATTGAATGCGAACGATACGGCAAAGTTCCTACAATCGAGGAAAATGGTATTAAACGCACCACATTCTATGCTCTCGTCAAGGGGGTATTCAATGGCAAGATTAGCTTGGATAGAGCAACCAAGAATCCAAAGAAAGGTATTGAAGTCGTTGAAATCTAAAAGATATGAGCAAGCAAGAATTTCTAAGCAAGTGTTATAGCTGTGAGAAGTATAACACTTGCTACAACTCAAAGTTTGGTAGATTAGGTTGTAATGCATATCTATCATATTTGAATACGAACAATTTTTAAAAGGAGATTATGTGTAAAGAAGGCGATGTTTTGGTATTGTATAATGATTGGCGTGGTGAGTATTGCGTATTCATTCTACACAGAATATACAATGATGATTGGATAGAAGCTCACGCTAAGTATTCTTTCATATTCGAAAAATTAGGAATAGGAGCAGGCAATACTTCTACGAATGTAAAGTACTCTACAGGGTGTCTAAGGAAAGCAAATGATACAGAAAGAGAATACTTGTTAGGGATAATGAAGGATAAGGGCTATTCTTATGATTTTAAGAAGAATAAACTGCTACATTCATTTAATTATGAAAAAGGAAGAAATTAAGATAAATGAGCATTGTAAGCACTATTTCTTAGGCTTCTGCCACTTCTATTTAGGTGGCTGCTGCTCTGGTATCAAATGCGGATATAAATAATTAAGATTATGACAAAGTTTATTGAGGTAAAGTATAAAGGGCATTGTACCCTTGTTAATATAGATAATATCGCTTACGTTGAACCTTCCCGAAATGGCGATATAGTAACATCTATAAAGCTTAATTGCAAGACCACACCAACGGGCGGTCAAGTGATTCTTTGCGAGGATGATTACCACACATTCTTAGCTAAATTAGAAAGCCTTGTTGTCGTTAATAAAGCCGAGTAAGATATGAGAGCATTTGACGTACTTTTAGCCTTACATCGCTTGGATATGCGACAGGGCAAGGATTATCTTGAAGCTCCTGAAAAGAATGATTTGGAGCTGAATGTGATAGAAGGTAAGCTGAAACGGAATCATTGGTATTGGTGTGATTTCCATAAGCAACCAATGCTCGGCGAGCCTTCGGTTATCCTCACTCTTGGTGGTGGGGATATTCAATATCTTTATGAAGTAGAAAAGTAAATAAATATAGATTATGTATCAGATAAATCTTGTAACATATAGCACAGCGATAAACGTAAAGAACGCTTCTCGCAAAGTGGTGAATAGAGAAAAAGGAATACTTGGTGGTAGTTTTGAAAGCGTAAAGTTAGCAAGAACTACTTTACTGAAGAAAGTCTTTAGAATGGAAGAACGTCTAATAAATAAGGTTAAACCAAACAAGAATGAAACTTATGTTATAGCAACACTTTTCGGTAGCAATATGATAGAGAACGTATTCACAATTATCGAAAGTAATTAATCTATGGCTCGTTTCGCTCTCAGAAATCAGGAGAAGATAAAGCAAGCATTCGGGGAAGAAAGGTTGGATGAGCTTCTGAAAGCATTGAAGCTGTATTCAGCCAAGTACCCGAAATTATCGTTGAACACAATCATCAAAGAGGGTAAACCTTATCCTTCTTTCGTAGTTGATAAGGTAGCCGTATTATACGTAACTCGCTTGATGTATGACGTTTATCACGTTGCTTTAAAAGAGTTCTTATAAAGAAAAAGCACCGCCCTCGGAGATACGAATGAGGACGATGCTAGATGTAAATAATTGTTTTGTTTAACGTTGTGAGTACATAGGAGATACGCACTCGATACAACAATTAATGCAAAAGTAATAAAAAATATTTGGTTATCTGAATATTTCTTCGTAAATTTGCGAATAATTAACATTAAAATAGGAGGTTATATGGAAATACCATCTAAAATAAAGGAAGTAATGAATGAATACGGAATGAATAACGCCGAACTTGTAGGAGATAACATGTATCTATTATCATCCAAATCAAACACGAATGGTGTTATACCAACAGGTCTTCCGTTGATTATAGATTTTCATTTAGGGAATATTCGTGTTCTCTCTGATGATGAAGCATTGGAATTAATAAGTAAACTATAATACAGCTTAATTTTCTTGCGTGTGGATAATATCGAGCAAAATCCGACTAAGTTCGGATAGCCGCCCATCAATGTGAAGTTATTTGAAGGAGGTCAAATAGACCTCCTTTTCTATTTCCCAAAAATGCTTTCTTTTAACTTTTCTTTCGTTGTTATAGCTTTGCTCATTTCTGTGTTTATCGCCTTATCATCAATGCGCATAACCCACACTTTACTTCCTTTCATACTATCTATATACTTGATAATATCAGTACCTGATTTTCCGTTCTGTGGGTCAAACATACAAACTTTATGATTCTCGGTATATGCGCTAAATACGTGAGCTGAGTTCTTTTTCCATTGGCAATAAATCTCGTATCGACCATCATTTTCTCCTAAGTTGTTAAGAAGAAATTCTTCTATTCGTTTTTTTGTCATTATTTGATAGCCATGTTCTTTAGCCCATACAGAACTTTTTATGTATTCCTCTTTAGTAACGAAACGCTCCATCCAGTTCATTTTTATTTCTGAAATGGTATCAAATCCTTCTGCTCTTCCTTTTGCGACAATATTGAACCCTCTACGGCGCAATTCATGAACAACGGTACACGTCTGGCAGTTCACTCTGTATTGTTCACTCCATCTGTAATAAGGATTTTCTTTTCCGTTATTTGCTTGCAACCAATTCATTGGGCGACCTTTAAGAACACCAAGTTTTTTTTCGAGTTCTCGGCAATTCCGTATTTGTTCCTCTGTAAATCCATCCCATAGCAACTTATCCCAACGCTCACGGATAGATATACCATCGGCAAAACGCTTATAGAGACGTTCAATGTTTACTACAGACCAAGAGTCAGGGAATTGTATGGCTTTATATACAGCCTCATATCTCTTAGCAAGCGCACCTGAAAGTATATCCTTTGAATATGTTAGCTTAGAGCGCAACTCGTCCATCTTATCCTCATATAAAGTCATACGGCGATAAGTCCAAGCTTTCTGTATTGCTTTTGCATCACGTTTTGCGTGGCGAGCTTTTGCAATCTCTATGATAGCTTCCTTAGAAGAAACCGCCTTTAACCCCAATTTATTGCGGTCTGACGGGCTTAAAAGATGTGCCCAATACTTTGTGTTATCTTGTAAGTGCCAAGCTAATTTACCCCTCATTCCAGCCTTTACGATAGCTTCGGAGTTATCCTTGATGTACTGATTGTACTTCTCGGGCATAGTGAGCACGGCAAAAGGGGATACGTAGTTACTCATATCCTCGCCAGCCATCAAGCGTTTATAAAATTCCTTCTTCTCCTCGCCTTGTATGGTGATAGGGTCTGAGGTACAGATACATTGAGGATGCCAAGAAATCCATACGTAATCTTTCGGATATCGACCTTCAAGGTCGTTGCAAATATCATCAATATTGTGCTGTGGAGATACGTGAATATACTGACCGATAACGAATGGTTCGTTCTGCCATCGCTCATTTCTTGCCTTATGATATGCGGAATTTATCTCCGTTCTTGCTACTCTGAGAGCGTTCTTTCTCGCCGAGCGGTAAACACCTATGCCTACTTTCTCCAATGGCTCTTCAATAAAGCGCACCTTGCCGTCAATGATTCTACGTCTGCGCCAAGTCACCACATCTTTCTTCTTTCCGTTCTTCTGAACCTTGATGGTATGATAACGGCGATACATCATATCTGAGTCATTGAGATACTTTCGTATGCTCTTGCCTATTTCCTCTGCTGATGAACCTTTTTTGATTCCGTCCGCAATGGTATTACTCATAGCCATTTCGAACTCACTCTTCGTCTGTTGGCAGTAGTTCCAAACAGTCTGAGCGAGATTCAATCCGTTCTTTGTTTTCAAGCGATTGGAAATAAACGTGGCTGCGGCGGTATCTCGTGCGACCCTTATAGCTTTATCAGTGAGCACGGAATAACCGCCTATAACCATTTCATCGTGGTTATATGCCAACGCTACGCCATCGGTGATGCCGCTCTTATAACAAAGAAGGCTATTCTGATAGTAATCATTAAAGATGTCGTTCAAACGAGCCTTTAACTGCGGAAAGTTATCAAAGTTAAAAAGCGCATCATCTTCGAGCACATCTTCTCCATATCCAAGAGAGGTGAGCTTCTTGACATAATCGCTGTATAATCTGCCCAACCGCTTATTATAAACGGCGAACAGATTATTCAGTTGTTCTTTCTGCTGTTTTGATGTGAGCTTCTTTGACATATTAATACTTATGCATCTTCATAAAATAGCCTTGTATCTTCGCAAGTTCTTCTATTTTATAATCATGTTTTGTAAACTTCTGTTTAATCTCATACTTTACGCTCTTTAAAGCTTCGATAGCTTTATTGTATGTATTCTTGGCAACGCCTTTATTTAACTGATTATTATGCTCCAAAATATTGATTTTCTCAGTTATTTCATCTACAGCTTTGGCTGCCGTTTTAAATACCTTTACGGTTTGCTGCTCCACATCGGTAGCCGTTTTGACATTAACGACTTCTTTTACAGCTTCCGCTATGCTATCTAAAGAATCATTGATTACTTTAGCACTTAGTTTTGCAACAGCTCCACTTTCATTTACCTTCAAAGATAAAATATCGGCATCAATAGAGCTTGTTACACTATTTATCATTGCTGAGATTTCATTTCCATCATTTTTTCTTGGTGTACTCTTTCTCGTATTTCCACTATTCTTTGCCATAATCGTTCCTTATTTTTTGTTTCTATATCTCTGTTCAATACTCATAAAAGCCAACTGCTCCTTTGTTGGTGCATTATTGTACTTATCAATCAGATGTTCCATCTTATCATCGTATTTATGAAAGTTCTGTCTATCTTTGATATACTTGTATTGTTCTCTCATATTATTAAGGGTTGCCGTTTTCCACGAATAACCCTCATAATTGATATGAAACTTATTATCTGATGTATCAAAGCGCACCTGCCCAAAGGTTCTTGGCATACCAGATATCTTCTTGCCGTTGATTCCGATGTTTGTATGCAAATTGCCGTTATCATCTACTCGCAAGCCCGTGATAGTGATAAAAGGCTCGTTAGGGTAGAGGTTCTTTAAGTCCTCACGCCCTGCGTAAACGGCTTTTGCCTTATCAGAATCCGTATATGCTCCATTATCATCAACCGTATTCATATAATCTTTGACGGCAGATATTTTCTCCGCTGATATGGTCTTCTTTGGATGGCTTTTCTTTGTTCCTCCGCTTGCTTTTGCCATAGTTATTCCTCCTCTTCTTCTTCATTGGAAACTGATTGCTCTCCACTTGCGGCACTACCAAGCCCCGAAAGGGCTGCTTGCTGCGCCAACGCCTCTTGCTGCTCCTCCTTAATCTCTTCCTCGACCTTATCTGGGTCATCATTGAGAGGGTTTAGCTCGATAGCACGGCGATTAGAAGTAGATTTCGCACCACCATTGGACGAAGTGATAAGTTGCAACATTTCAACATCATTCTTTGGCAGATATGGCTTAAAGACTGGATCAAAGTCTATCTGCTCAGCAACACTCTGGTCGATACCCTTTACGTAAACTCCCGTATTACAGATACCGTTAGCTACGATATTCGAGCGGCGAGTGAACATTTCACCAAACATTTCTGTCTTTAAATCCGCTTTCATATAAGGAGCAGTGAACATCAAACGGATAGCCGCACCCGAGGTGTTGCTGCCCAAAGTCTTCATATTCTCAAAGCTAATGTCGGCTGTTGAGGTAAATGAATAGATGATATTGAAGAGATAAGCAATTTCACCCTTCACACTCTCAGGTGATTTATCCCAAGAAAGGACGTTCATACTTGAATCATTACCACCTTGGAAGACTGCGCCTTGCTCGCCCTTTTCTGCAAAGCCCTCCAAACGACCTTTGATAAAGTACTTAGGCGTACCGAAGTAGTCATTCGTATCACCCCAATTTGAGATACAGGTCTCCACTCTATCAATAGCCCATTGAACATCTTCCCACTCAGCTTGGTCTTGTCTGTAATAAACGACAGGAACTTTGGTAAAGCCATGAGGTAGGGCAGAAATAAGCTTCCATCCTGCGCCATCAATATTGGTGTACTGATAACACAATCTATCTGTATATACATCAAAATGTAGCTCAGATTTTCCAAGCTCATCATATACATAGTACTCACGGGCGAAGCCGTCCATGATATGAAAATCGTTGAAATGAGGGTAGAGCTTATCTCCGTTTGAAGGCGAAAGCAACTGAACTCGGATTTCACCTCGGAGCTTACCTTCTGTGTCTGTTGGCATATACCATAACTCGGCGCACTCACATTCCTTGAAGAGGGTACGGGCAAGTCGCTTATCGAAGTACTTCATCTTGTTATCGTGATAGCAGTGCATGATTCCGTCATATAGCTTCTGCTGCTTATCATTCATCTTCTTTATATCAACACCATGTGCCGTAGCTTTATAGGTAACGGCATTCATAAGCAAGAAACCCACAGTAAGATTTACGATTGACTTCTGAGCAGGGATAGCGATTCTTACTGGCTCAACTTTCTTATCCTTATAAATCGGTTTCTGTGTGATAGGGTCATACTGCCCCGTAGGTACTTTGATTCGTTTCTTAGGACGGAAATCCTCATCAAAGATTTTATGCTTTGACGGATTCCATTGTTCTTCAAGCGCACTCAGTGGTGTCTTAAAGCCTTTCTTCCTTGCTGTCAATACCGAGCGAACTGTGTTCGCATCTTGTATTGATACTATCTGTTCTATTGCTCTCATATATGAATATTTTTTGTTATAACAAGGGCAAAGTTAGTAATAATATAACTTATATAGGCATGAAGAAGAAATCCTGTGTAAACAAAAGAAAAACGCCTATTTCGGCTGTCTTCCAATGTGCCAATGATTGCACTCACTACAAAGATATGCGGTGTAACCGAGCAGCCGCTTCTTCTTTATGTATCTTGCGGCTGCCTTCTCATTATCAAAGGATAATTTGGCTACTCCTCTGCTATTATAGTGGGAGCGTTTGCGATGATGCTCCCTTGGTTGTTTATCATATATTCGTTTCATAAGCATTTCGATTTTAACCCATCAGACCGAGAATGTCGGCGGCTTGCATTCCGCTACCATAATCGCCCAATACCTTTTCAAGGATAACATAACGGGTTGCATCAATACAATTATGTACGAGGATTCCATTAGCAAAAAACTCGTGCATATCCTCTACTTCAATATCGTAAGTAGGCTGCTCATACTCCTTTAGAGTGCTTATACTTTTCGCTACAAACTCTACCACAAAATCGTTTTTTGCTATATTTGTTTGCAATGAAGGTCTTACCGCAATACTCGCATATTCTTTCTTCATTATCAAATCCTTTGTCTCTTCGCCATTTGCTCTTACATTTATTTGAACAGAACTTTGGAATACTGAATGTTGTTGTGTGGAATTTACTTCCACAACAGATGCAAGTGTATTCTTTTTCTGTTCGATTTCCGAAGACTTTAAGCCCTTGTAATCTGTGCCATTCTCTTCCTTCTGCTGAATGATGCCATTCTTTGGCTGCTTCTGCTGCTTTGTGCATATTCTTGCGAGCCTTTGCAAGATATGTTTCATCTTGTATATGCTCTTGTGCATGAAGCCGTAGATGCTTTCTTTCCTCAACCAATTCAAGGTTCTCAATGCTGTTATTTTGAGGATTTTCATCTTTATGATGGACGTGAAATCCCTCTGGGATAACTCCATTATAGAACTCCCATACGTCTCGGTGCAATCTATGTGTACCTCGTGAGAAATATCTTTCTCCATTATAAAGGTGATATTCCTTTCCATTAAAGACTTGGACAGGTAAATCGTGTCGCTTGCCGTAAGTTTCTGTAACTCTTTCCATCCTTTTTTCGTTTTAAATTTGTGTTCAGGCGTTGCCTGTATTTCGATGGCAAAATTACCGAAATCAAACCTAACGACACGTACCAAACGGCATCCTTGTGTAAACAAATGAGTAACCTTGCGATAACCTTTAGAGGTCATCACTTTATCACCAATCTGAATGCTATCTATGCGCTTCAAACCTCCCTCTGTAAGTATTAATGTATCACCAGTAAAGCAATGGTTCCACATATCTATCGGTTCGTTAAGCCATTTTCCTTCTTTATCTTGTCGCCAAGTATAGTTATTGAACTCCTTGCGAAGATTGAGAGACTTAGATGTAACGTGTATCTTATATTGTTGCATCTTCATTATACCTGCGTTGATACTGCCAGCAAACTTCTTTACTGGTTTTATATCAAGCCCTGCGTTATATATTTCATCCACAAGGCGAGGGTCAGCACTCTCTGAAATAATCTCTGGTCTGCCTTCAATATCTTTAAGGGTAGCAATTATCTCATCAGTAAGCATATGTGTCTTATAACATACCTCATTCAGATATATGTTATTACCATAAAGCATTACCTCTACAATCGCTGTGCTATCATTGGCGTAACCGAAGTCCATACCGATATATCTGTATCTTTTTGCTTGTATTGGTACATAATCATCAATTACTACATTTTCAAAGACGAGACCTTCAACGATAGCACGCAACCCCAGTCCGTAGATACGCCAAAGGCTCGGATTCTTCCATTTAAGGCTCTCAATCTCAGCAATAACCTTTGGTTCGAGAAAAGGGTTATCCTTGTATGTGGATATAAACCAATAAGTGCTTTTCTCCTCATTTACCTGATTTATCCAATGGTCTTCTGAGAAGGAAGGGTTATAATCAAGGATAGAGAACTCCGTGGTACGCATCTGAAGCTGCTGCCATTCGATGAAAGAAAGCTCATTCGCCTCATTTACGAAAAGTATCTTACGCTTAGAACCACGCACCTTCTGCTCATTATCGGTGGAGAAGAACTCAATCCAAGAGCCGTTAGGGAAAGTATAAACGAACTCCGATTTATTCATACACTTATCATCCCACCAACCAAAGTTGAGCATTATATCTTTGAAGTCACGATAGACAGTTCGTTTAATGGAAGGCATGCCAGCGCGAATGATGGAAACGGTCGTTCCAGCATAGTTGAAGCAAAACAAACAAAGGAACTGCACAACGCTATACGTCTTGGCACTACGACTTGAGCCTTGAAGAGAGCAAGTTGTGAACCCTGCTTCCTTCGCTGCTTTTACCCTCATATAGTTCTTTGCTAAATATACGTGCGGCATATCTCTATTATCCTTTATTTGCTTCTTTTATTATTCTGCTGTCCTGTCTGGCTCAGCGTCCTTCTTTTCCTTCTCTTTCTGAATCTCAGCGAGAATCTTCTGATACTCTTCATTATTGGTAACAACGTGTACTTGCAATGGGTCTTGCTTAATCTGCTCGCCCTTGCTTGTAAGGTCAATGCGCTGAATCTTTCCGTAGGCTCTATCAATAACTCTTTCGAGTACATCAAGTCCTTTCTTATCAAGTATTCCCTTGGCAATAATGCGTTGCATCATCGGGCGTGACTTATCAGCCAACACCGCCTTCAATTCGTCTTCGGGCAGCGTAGCGATATACAGAAAAGACTCTGCGATAATCTGAGAGGAAGGCACTTCGTAGCCCTTCTCCTTCATTTCCTCGATGAATAACGACATCGTCTTAGGCTTTGGTGGTCTACCCTTGGGGTTGCCAACTCCACCTTTTTTAAACTTACCTTTTTCAAGGTTTGCAAGCTGTTTTTTTCGCTTGCTTTCATCTCTTGATAATGGCATATTAATAACTTTTATTCCTAATTTATTCCCAACAATAGCTTTTATTAAATAAAAGCACCTTTATTTTCTTCTTCCTCTGCTGCCATATCTCGGCACATTTTCAGTACATTAAAATACTCTCCAAGATTGTTGTTATAGAGCAGCTTTGCTATCTGTTGAACAAAAACAGCCTTACGCCCATCTTGCTGTAGCTTCACCACTTCGCAAGCTGGCATCATCAAGAACTGCTCCATGATTTCAACCTTTTCCTTAGAGGAAAGAAGTTTCTTGGTAGGAAGCAGGAAACCCACTTCCTCCAAGATTTGTGTTTTGACTGACTTAACCTTCATACTTATCACCATTTACGAGGTTCATAAACTCAGCCCTCACTTGTGGGTCATCTTTGAAAGCACCTTCAAGGTAAGAAGAGGTCATAATGCCCTTCTTCTTTGCGCCTCTGAACTCTTTGCAAGAATGATGACCCTTCATAACGAGAGCAATACCAAGTGGTGGGTATTCGCTACCGAGAGCATCTTTCAGCATATCTACGATGTCGTGTACCAATCGCTCCTGTATCTGTAAGCGAGCGGAGCAGTAATCAACTACACGACCAATCTTAGAGATACCGAGAATCTTTCCCTTTGGGTTCGGAATATATGCGAACCAATACTTGCCCCAAAACCAAACACAATGATGCTCGCAGTTTGAATGAAAATCGCCTTGGTCGATAACCATGTTATCATAGACGATACCGTCATCATTGTTATCAAAGGTGGTAATATTCGGCTTCTGTGAAGGGTCATAACCTCTGAATATTTCTTTCCACATTCTAATAATGCGGTCGGGCGTACCCTCTAAGCCCTTGCGGTTAGGGTCTTCACCGATATACTCCAAGAGTTCTTTGATATGCTTTTCTGCTGTTTCTTTTGTAATCTTAGCCATATTATTTATCTTTCCAATATTCTTTGTAATCTTGTTTCTCCTCCTCATTTGTCTGACATACCTCATAAGAAGCACCGCATCGCATACAATGATAGAAATCCACTACGGAATCATCATCCTCGCTGCGGTCACCTGATGAATCCCAACAAATCACCCCACCACAATAAAAGCAGATAGGGCGATACTTTGTTGAGCTTTCTTTTTATTCATAGGCAAAATGATTTATTTCACATTGAGAATCTTTTGCTGCTGTAAGGAAAGTCGCCATTTAGGGTTAGCCTCTACGAAAGCAACTGTCTGTTTCAGAATCTCGGCATTCTTCTTTGCATCACCCGTATCACAAGGCTGAACGTAGTAGTAATCTGCATCAATATTGCAATCGGTAATCTCGTGCTCACCATCAAAGACAACCTTTACCTCAGTAGCAACCTTAATGATAGGTTCTGCGCCCTTAACGAATAAGCACTTAGGAGAGCATGTAACCCAGTTGATACCGCCTGGAATCTTGTGCGTTCCGTTGGTCTCCATAGCAATATAGTAGCCCCAATTTTGGAGAAGAGTAGTAAGCTCCTCATCCACTTGCAATGTAGGCTCACCGCCCGTGAAGACAACGAATTTGCAATCGGGTGAGAGCAACTGAATCTTATTCAGAATATCAATAGCTCCCATTTCCTCATACTTCTTAAAATCAGTATCACAGAAAGGACACTTTAAATTGCAACCCGAGAAGCGGACAAAGATAGCCGCTCTGCCTGCATGTCTTCCCTCACCTTGGATAGAGTAGAAGATTTCGTTTACCTTGTACTTAGCCATTAGAGTGCCTCCTTTCCGTCAATCTTATCATCGTCACAATAAACGGCGATATTGCCTTCACTCTCCTGTACCTGTGCCTTGTAGCACTCTGGGAACTGAGCAACAATCCATTTGGCGATATTCTCAGCAGTAGGATTGAAAGGCAAAAGCTCGTTGAGGTTGCCGTGGTCGAGGTAGCCGTGAATTTTCTGCTTAATATGCTTGAAGTCCATCACCATACCATCTTTGTTAGGCTCTTTTGCCTTACAATAAACAGTAACTATCAAATTGTGCCCGTGAAGGTTAGCACACTTGCTTTCATAAGAGAGGGTCAGCTTATGTGAAACCGCAATCTCCATTCTTTTTGAAACATAATACATAATTTTCCTTTCTTTTATTTTGTTATTTCAATTTTTATTCTTAATTTTGCGACCTGATAAAGGGTAGTCGGTAGCGAGGATGTCAGCAGCCCGACTTTTGTCTTGGGAGCACAGTATGGTGGCATCGCCTTATGCTCCTTGCTTTTTATTCATCGAAATGATGTTCGTATAATATCTTTTTACTGCTAATTACTACGACAGCTTTTACACCTTTAGTTTTCCATGCTTTATGCCTTGATTGATAAAGTTTCATTCCGTTTTCAATATCTTTGGTATGGAAAAGCGAATGCTTATCATATATCAACGCAATCTGTGCATGCTTATCATTTGCATGATTAATAGCAAGACGAACCGAGCTTTCAGCAGAAGAATTAATCTCTGTAGGTGTTTTCTGCTCATAGGTATATGTTGCCATTAAACCTTCTGCAAACTTATATTTCTTTGAACCATCCTTATTTATCTTTACATTGGTTGCATACATCGTATATTTATCGCCTTCGGGAGTAAGAGTAACGTTTATGCCATTATCTGCGATAGCTCTCGCCACTTCCAACTCTGCTTCGGCATCAGCAATTTTATCCGTATGATTATGTCCTTTCATAAAGATAGCGTGAGCACCTGTCTGTTCAGAGAAATACGACAAAGAAGCATCAACCAAGGAACTCGAAACGATTTGATTATATTCGTTCCGAGCCTTGTCTATCTGTCTTTGCTTTGGTGTAAGTAACCTTGTATTACCACTTGCCTTACTCATCCTCGTATTCAGTTGGGTCAGAGATACCAGCATCACGGAGAGCTTCCTTGCGTTCCATACAAGTACCACACTTACCGCAATGTTTCTCACCGCCCTTGTAGCAGCTCCAAGTTTCAGCGTAGTTGATACCAAGCTTCTTTCCGTGGCGAGCAACATCTGTCTTCGTAATATTGGTATAAGGAGCATCAATGGTAATACCCTCGTAAGTACCATTCTTCATTGCCTCTGACATGGCATCAATGAAGCCCTTGCGGCAGTCTGGATAGATAGCGTGGTCGCCGAAATGGTTAGCAATAAGCACCTTCTTCAATCCATTACTCTCAGCAATACCGCAAGCGATAGAGAGCATAATGCCGTTACGGAAAGGAACTACGGTTGATTTCATATTCTCATCATCGTAATTACCTTCTGGGATAGCTTTTGCGCCCTCAAGGAGAGATGACTTAAAGTAGTCGTGGATAAAGTTGAGTGGAATAACAATATGCTTGATACCAAGTCGCTCACAATGCAACTTAGCAAAAGGAATCTCCTTCTGATTGTGGTTAGAGCCATAATCAAAAGAAATAGCAAGAGCAATGCTCTCTTTCTTTTCATGCAGGAGAGTTACCGAATCCATACCTCCTGATACAATAATCAATGAATCTTTCATAACTAATTAAAATTTAAATATTTATCTTTTATAATCTTGCACGGGCGTACTTCATAAAGCGTACCCACTCGCCGAAATTATGTGTAGCAACCAACTTTGAGCGAAGTTTCTTTCCCTCAGGTGCTTTGGTTTTATCCATAGTTCCGTTCTTGGCATTGAACTTATATATAGAACCGCTCATATTACCATAAAGCCAAGCTGTAGAATCCACGGAATCAAAGTGATACGTATGCAATCCTCTGATATTTGTATATCCAAGAGCATGTATCTTGCAGCCATATTTATGTGCTGTCTTTACGAACCAAGGAAATAACTTCTCATATTTATTGATAGGTATTTCTTTGGTTACGATGCCACCGATAGCGACATAAGGGTAATTCTTGCACATTTCAACAAAATACTCTTTTCCTCGTGACTTATGCCAAACGGGGATAGGCTTACGTCCACTTAATCTTTCGAGCTTTTCACGAAGTCTTTCAACCTCTCTGATACCAACAACGGAATCAATATCAAGCTCAAAAAAGTTCTTCACGTTCCACTTCTTAATGAATGCAGCATATCCTTCTACGTATTTATCGAAATCAACTACACCTGCTCCCGACATAAATGTGAAAGCACCACTATCTAATAGGAAATTCTGAAAATTGCCTATCAATCGAGGAAACTCTTTATTATTCTGTAGATAATAGTAAGTTTCCAATATATTTAATCCTTCCCAATCGGCATCCTTACCGTTCTTTACTGGGTGTTCACCTGCTAAAAAAACTTCCATAGCCTTTTCATAAACATAGGGTCTGTTTAAAGTCCCTACTATATATAATTCTGTACTGACACTTTTCCAAAACTTACTAAGATTTCCCGTAAGCCCCCCCGCAAGATAGACTTCCATATCTCTATTATTTTATTTCCACACCTTCGTATTCGGAAACGGCAGACTTGAGAATCTCCTTAATCTCATCTACCTTATCTTCCAACTCTTGTGGAATATGGACGGAGAGCTTAATATCTTTAACTTTGCTTTCGGTATTTTGAGCATCTTCGAATAGCTCATCAATATCGGTATCATCCTCATCGGTATTGAGAAAAGAGCAATCAACGCCCCAATTCTGCAAATCATCGGTTTCCCATTCACCATTGGCAAGCTCATCCCAATCCCAATTACCTGCTTGTACGTTATCCTTAATAGCATACTCCTTGATTTTCTCAATAGGTGTATCTGCTTTAAGAATAACGCAAGGAATGGTATCGAACTCGGAATGACCATCAAGGCGAAGCTCGTTGGCGACACGAAGACGCATATTACCGCAGATAGTGACGTAGTTACCATTATCCATAGCATAAACCATCAATGGCTTATACTCCAGGAACTCGGGGCTATCGGTAAGTGACTTTTTGAGTTTATCGTGCTCGCTTTCTTTAAGGTAGCGAGGGTTCTTACTGATTCCTTCCAACTGTCCGTCATTGTATTCAAGCCTTGTAATATCAATATCGGCGTATTCACCAATCTTCAAAAAAAGCTTTTTATTATCAACGCTCGGACTCTGAGATATTTTCTTTTTTCTTGCCATAACTTTACCGTTTAATAATTATTATTTGCAAAGTTACGGAGATTATTCGGGTTTTAATAGAAAATAATAGATTGTGTGTAAACAAATAAAAAAGCTACCCATATAATGAGTAACCTTTGAAGTTGTTATAAAATCTTATATCTCTTATATATAAGAAAAGCAGCTACCTATCACAGGCGGCTGCTTATTGACTATAAACTAACTATTATTTTCATTTAACCAAATCTTAACTAATACATATTGTTATGACACCTCAGAACTTATATTCCACTATTTCCGTTTTGCTGATGCAAAGGTACAAAACAAAGCGAGATACAGCAAATAAATGCCATATCTCGCATAAACAATCTTACTTTTCCTCAATCTGTTTAGAGACGTTATCTGCTCGGAAGTCCTCAATCTGCTTGGAGAAAGGGGTGAGCTTATCGAGCTGCGCCTTAACAGAGAACTCTTCGCCGATGAAAGCAACACCTTCGTGAATCTTCTGCAAGGCGGCAAGCTGCTTCTTGGTAGTGACAACGGGGTTGATGTAGATGCAACCTCTATGGGTCTGGGCGAACCGCCGACACTCAGCACCGCCGCCGTAGATAATAAATAGCGGCTCTTTGCCCTCTGCCCAATCGCTTGCGATGGAATACTCAAAGGCGAGGTTATTCAGTCTATCCGAATATCCACGGGTAGCGAAGGCACGCCATCCACGAGGTACGCCAATCATATTGAGGCGATAGAACTTCTGCGCCACGTTAAGGTCAACGAAGATACCGATGCCCTTACCTTGCATACAACGGGCAATCCAACGTTTCTTGTAGATAGCCTGCAAACCAAAAGATACGGGCATTTCATTATATAGGGAGAAGTTCGGCTCAACGATAACGGCAGGGTGATGCTGCAATATCTTCTCAGGGTGCTCGTAGATAGCAGAGAAGCGGTAGTCATCGGTATAGAAGTGCAAAGAGCCTTCGCCATTGAGGTTAAAGGTTCTCTTCTGTTCGCCGAAGCAAAGGAAGGGTGACTGACACTCCTTGGCTTGCATATCAATATCGAGTGTCGGAATCTCTAAGTCATTGTCCGTTGGGAAGAGCTGGTCGGGCAAGGTAAGCTCATAATCTGTTCTTTTCATTCTTTGTTACTTTTTAAGAGTTCAACGATTTGGTTATATATAGATAAGGTGTACTTATCCTTTGACTGAACGTATTGCATATACTTTCGTGCTTGGTTGATAACGTTTGCCCTGGTGCGACAGAGTAGGCGAGCCGAGCGGTCGGGGTGGATGCAATAATCACGGCTTATGAGGCAGTATAGTCCTCTAAGGGTGTTGAGTTTTACGGTCTTCACCGCAGAGCAGAGTTCCATGAAGGTAACCTTGCCTACCTCGCATACCGCTTGCATGATGCGGTCGGAGAGTTCGTACTGCTGATACTGATTGTATATCATACGCTATTACTTATTATTTGGTTATTAATAGAAAATATGATGCAAAGTTATAAAAATCTATTAAAAAGCGAATAGAAACTATTAATTATTTTAAATTTATTAATAGAAGATTTGGTTATTTGACAGATTTTTATTAATTTTGCGATGTGTTTAAGAAAGAACACTATCACTTAGCGAGTTTATGGGGAACTTTCTAATGTGTAAGAGTTTGGATTTACGTGAGCCGCAAGGCTACTAAATACGGAGCAGCAGAGAATCCCCATTTCTTTGCTGCTCTTGACTTTTTAAAGCGTCTGTAAAATGGAGATACGCAGAAAGATATTGAACGATATGTATTGCAATCCCGAACTAAGGAAGGCAATCGCATTTTCCCTTTTTATTAAGACAAGGGTCAAGTCTTCTGCCGTGCAAAGATGGAGCATCAATAAGCTTCACGAAATCACGGGAGTAAGTGCCTGTGCTGTCCGTAAGCGTATTGATACCTTGAAGGCTCTGAGCTTGGTTGAGTTCACGGGCAAGAATAACCGTTGCCTCGTCTTCAAGTCTCTAAAAAGTCATACCTCTCACAGGAACGTCCTCGTTCCTAATATCGAGTTTATTTCAAGGAATGATTCTAAAAAGAATGCCTATGCGCAGAATGTAAAGTTCATAGAAGATACCTTATCTGCTATGCTTATCATTGATGTACAGAATCGAAAGAACTACGCCAAGCAAATGATTCAGCAGACTAAGTACCCTAAAGGATTGAAAGAGTTGAAGGCTGCGAAGAAGGCTTGTAATCGTTTTGGCTACGGTGATAAGTTCAGAGAGAATGGTATATCATATAAGTATATAGCTGAGAAATTAAGCGTGAGCGTACAGAAAGCCTTTGGTTTAGTAAAGTTTGCGGTCAATAACGAGATTTTATGCAAATACAGAAACATAGAAAAACGTTTTTTATCCTCTATTGACTATATAAAGGATATGATACTCAATAATTATACTTATATCAAGGGAGGGGTTATCTGTAGGGTGTATGCTAATACTTATGAGGTTAAGGCTGGCTCGCCTTTGGCTCGCTTCGCTGGTATGGTATATAATTAGATTATAAAAAACTAAGATTTTGTTTAACTTTTAAATAATAGGAGATACGGAAATGTTATTTAAGAAAATTAGTCGCAGATGTCTGCTTACTTTTGATGGGGGGGCAAAGATTCAAGTCATCCTCACTATGCCGAAGCCGACAAAGCCTATCTTCCCAAAGGAAATGGAGCGTCAGTTTGTAAAGCAGCTTAATGAGTCGCAGCCAAATGCGGCTCACAAGGTTATTAAGTGTCACATAATGAGAAATTAATGAATATGGAAGAAAAGATTAACATAGCGAAAATCCTAAAGGATAAGCCTGAAGGTACGAAACTCTGGACTGATATGTTTGGGGAAGTTACGTTATATGTCGTTACTAATACATGTGATGCTTTTCAAGTTAAGCATCATAATAAAGAACCATGGTTCGATAAAGACGGTAAATTATGCAAGGAAGGAGTTTTGTGTATCTACCCTAGCAAATCAATGCGTGATTGGGAGAAGTTTGCTTGGAAGAAAGGCGATGTGCTAGCTGGTGCTTTTGGCGCATCATGCATCTTCGATAAGTGGGCAAATGACGATTATACTAGATTTGATGCAAAGTTTGTAACCCCTAAGAGTAGAGGTACTACCTTCGAAGTAGAGGATTGGTGCAAGATTACAAATGAGGCGTGCATCAGGCAATATATCCGCGATATTGAGGAGGATAATGGTGGTAAGCTAAACCTCACCACTTTGGAGATTGAGAATAATCAACCAGAGTTCAAGGATGGGGATATTGTTTGTATCTCGGGCATGGGGTATCTTGCTTATGGTATAGTCAAAAGCATAGACAATTCATCTAAGAAGCTGGAATACTATGCGTTAAATGATATGAGCACCTTGAAAACAGATGACTGGTTATCGTTTGAAGACAAGCAAATACAGCCTATCACAGAGACACAACAAATAATTCTCTTTGACGCTCTAGCAAAGGAAGGCAAGGCTTGGGATGCTGATAAGAAAATGATTGTGAACTTGAAGACAAAGGTTGAGTTCAAGCCTTTCGATAAGGTACTTGTTAGAAATACAGATACAGAAGAATGGTTCCCAGGGTTCTTTGAGAAGATGGATAGTACTTGGAATTATCCATATCATATAATGAACCGCCGTAGTATGACAGATTTTGCTTTTAAGCAGTGCATTCCTTACGAGGGAAATGAGCATTTGTTAGGTACAACTAAAGACGTGGAGGGCTAGGTATGATTAGAGACGATGCAAAGATAATTGTAATACCAACTGGTGTATCACTTAAAGAGGCGTTGACTAAAGAAGTAGTTAAGGAACTCAGTAAAGAAGCTTCCAACTATATAAATTATGACATCCCAGAAGTAAAACTTGGTGGCAACCCTCCTAGTGGCAAGGAAAACCGTAGAACTAGGAGAATGTTAGAACTTAGAAAAAGAAAGGGTAGAATATGATAGACGATAAGAAAATAGAATCTGCAAAGGAAGAAATCTACGAGGATAAATTCCTTGGCTGCGGTGAAATGGTAGAAGCCTTCAAAGATGAAGATGCGATGGAAATGTTCGACAAAAAGGACATCAAAGAAGCTATTGGACTAGGTGCTAAGTGGGCTATCAATGAGTTCTTGAATGATTTGAATAAATTGCTTCATCCTGCTAGCGAAGTTCCTAGAAATGATAACGGAAAGATTCTCGCATTCTCAAAAGTGAACAGTAATATAAAGCTCTACGATATGAACGCTATGTTAAATGAAACTGCTTGTGACACATATCAAGAAATGTGGGAAATTAGAGTTAGAGCATATACTTTTACTGATTGGGTATTTGTGGAAGAACTACTTGATTTAATTGTCAAAGGAGGTGAGTAATGAAAGAGCTTAAAGATTTAGTTGAGGGCGATGAAGTACTAGTTGTAGGTATGTCTTGCAGACGTATCGCCAAAATTGATAAAGTAACAAAGACTCAAATTGTTGTTAATAACGCTAGATTTAGAAGAGATTCGGGCTGGCAATGCGGTGGCGATAGATGGAATGTTAGAAAAATATCTGTTCCTACAGAAAAGGAAATATCAGATGTTAAAGAAGAGAATCTTCGTAAGACTCTCATCTACGCTATCAGTTCTTTTGATTTCAAACGCTTATCAACAGATGAGTTAAAACAAGTGTACAATATTGTAAAAGGCAAAGAAAATGAA